ATGAACGATATCAGGTCGGTTGATTTCAGCGACGCGCAGCTTAAATCGCTCCTGTTTGAGGTGTACAGTGCAGGCTTTGAAGCCGGATATTCCCGATGTACAGACATACACACTGGTTTCAACACATGGTATCATGATGTAATTCAGAAAGACAATCTGCCGGTCTATGCGGCACTTGACAGTACCGACAAGGACGTGCGGGATGCAATCGATAGCGTATGCTGTATCAATCAGATTCTGTATTCGGGCCGCTATGAGTCCATCCGGCCGCAGATTGAATATGCGGTCAAAGTATTAAAAGATTTCATCATCGAAAGGTGTTGAGATACCATCCGAGTTTGGCTAGTTCGCACAAGCGTTCCGCTGTGTAGAAAATCGGAACCCATGAAAGTCCTCGTTGCGCTGGTACGCCAAACACAACAGCGCGGGCAAAAATCGTTGGTGAATATCGCGCGTAACACGCAACGTTGACTGCTGTTCAATAATTCGGGAAACAGACAAAGAGCAGGCTTGGTTAAAGGCTCATAGTGCGGTGACCAGGAAACAGCCCACAAGCCCCTGCCTTTAGGCATGGGGTAAAGAGCTGCAAGTCTACTTATTGTTGGAGATGAAACATGGAATATTCCTACAAATTTAGGCTGTGCCCAAATGCGGCTCAGAGAAACTTAATACAGCGCACTTTCGGCTGTGCTCGATTTGTGTATAACCACTTTCTCTCTGAACGCATCACGCAGTATCGAGAAACCGGGAAATCTCCTACACGTTTTCAACAGGACAAAGAATTGACGCAGCTGAAGAAATCGGTTGAGTGGCTGAAAGAGGTTGATGCAACCGCACTGCAATCTTCTTTGCAGAGCCTTGATGCCGCCTATCAGAACTTCTTCCGTCGAGTGAAATCCGGTGAAAAGCCAGGATTCCCACGGTTCAAGAGCAAGCATGACCACCGCAAAAGCTACAAGAGCAAAGCCGTTGGAACAAACATCAAAGTATTGGACGGTGCGGTCCAACTGCCGAAACTCGGCAAAGTCAAATGCCGTATCAGCCGAAAGGTTGAGGGCAGAATCCTGTCTGCTACGGTATCACAAAATCCGAGCGGCAAATACTTCGTATCGCTCTGCTGCACTGACGTTGAGATCGAGCTTCTGCCGAAGACCGGTGCTGTGATCGGCGTTGATATGGGACTGAAAGCGTTTGCAATTACGTCGGACGGCACGGAATACCCAAACCCGCGATATTTATCCAAGAGCCAAAAGAAACTTGCCAGACTGCAACGGCAGCTCTCCCGAAAATCAAAGGGGAGCAACCGACGCGAGAAAGCGAGGATTCAGGTGGCGCGGTTACATGAGCACATCGCAAGCCAGCGCAGCGACATGATGCACAAGCTGTCAACGCAGCTCATCCGGGAGAACGATGTAGTCTGCATCGAAGACTTAGCACCGAAGAACATGGTCAAGAATCATCGCCTTGCGAAGTCCATCAGCGACGCATCGTGGGGCGAGTTCAGGCGGCGGCTAGAGTACAAGGCCGCGTGGTATGGAAAGAAAGTCATAGCGATAGACCGGTTCTTCCCATCCAGTCAGCTATGTTCCTGCTGCGGGTATCGGAATACCGGAACAAAGAATCTAGCGGTGCGGGAGTGGACGTGCCCCAAATGCGAAACACACCACGACAGGGACATCAACGCCGCGAAAAACATTTTAAGTGAGGGCTTGCGCCTGTTGGCCTAGCCAAAACACACGGTAGGGCGGGACACGCCAGAACCTATACGCTCGTGGAGACTATGTAAGACGCCACTACGGCGCAACGGTCAGCGAACCGAGAATCCCCCGGCTTTAGCCGTGGGGAGTGTCAAAGGTTGGTTCGGCGGGACGCCGCTGCATGAGCCTGCATACAGGGGTATCGCCAAGCGGTCTAAGGCATGGGACTTTGACTCCCAGATTCGCAGGTTCAAATCCTGCTACCCCTGCCAGCCGCCCGTTGGGGTTCTCCGCGCGAGATCATAACAAGGTGGATTCATAACGCTGCACAGCAGGCCCGCCGCTGGCCGGCATTGGGCATACCGCAGGGCCACCGGCTAAAGACGCTGACCCACAGCGTCAAAGGAGAACGAGGCAAAAATGCAGCTATATGGGCCAGAAAACGGGATAGTAGCCAGGCTGCAAAATATGATGGTGCTACGCAGTGATCTTAGATGAAAATCTTTTGAATGACCATACCAGCTGTAGTTAAATGGAGTTTGATGAACAGCCATCATATCCCCTGCGCTTGATGCGTAGGCTGCCGAAACCAATTTGTGTTTCGGCCAAAAAGGTAAAGGTCAAGCGGATATAGACCTTCGTAGAGACGGCACAAGTCCATTCTGGAACGTCCCGTTCAGCTTGCCGGGAAAGACTCACTAGTGGTCGAACTGGATGAATCCGCACTTGTTCGTAATGCTTGGGGCGAACTGAAATCCGCCAAGCTAGGCAGCACCTTTGGGAACGCTTTCAGGGCTGCTGATACATAAGCGCCGGTGCGCAATCACCTGATTTGCCGTTGGTCTGTGCACAAGACCTCACGGCCGGTACGTTAAGCCGGGATTGATGGGCCGTTAGCTCAACGGTAGAGCAAGCCGCTCATAACGGCTCGGTCGTAGGCTCGACACCTACACGGCCCACCATTCATTCTTGAGAAAGGAGGATTACACATGAACAAGGAAGAACTCGTTCAGGCAGTTGCCAGCAAGACCAACATGCCGAAGACCGCCAGTTTGGAGGCCATCGATGCCGTTTTCGCAGCAATCGAAGAATCTCTCATTGCGCACGAAGATGTCACTATCGCTGGTTTCGGAAAGTTCACTGCGAAGTACCAGAAGGCCAGAACCGCGAGAAACCCGGTCACGGGTGGAACGGTCGACGTTCCGGCAAAATTCTCGGTCAAGTTCTCGGCAAGTAGCGTACTGAAAAAGGCCGTCTCAAAGTGAATCATGGGGCTATTTTGCCCCTCTACATAATATAAAAACTACGGAAAGGATACAATTTTATGTTAGATATCAAAATCCATCGCGGCGATATTTTCTGGATTCGTCAGGACTATAGTGCCGTTGGCTCCGAGCAAAAAAAGAATCGTCCGGCGATCATTGTCAGCAACGACAAAAATAATACATATTCCGAAACTGTAGAGATTGTTTATCTCACAACCGCTGAGAAAAAGCCCATGCCAACACACGTTGCTATCGAAACGATGGGCAAGCAGTCTACTGCACTTTGCGAGGCCATCTACACAATCGATAAGGGACGCTTGGAGAACTACTACTGTACATTAACGACCGAGGAAATGAAACTCGTTGACCAGGCTGTTCTCGTCTCCTTGGGGCTTACGGCCCCCCTATTTGTACCGTAGCCGCATCACAAGAGCCAGAACCCGAAAAGGTCTGTGTTCCGATCAACCCGACATTTGGTTTGGAAGATGCACTCCGCGCAGTGCAGAAGGAACGCGATACACTGCTTGCGCAGAAGGAGATCTACGAGAAAATCTGTGCCGCCGCACTGCCGCGTTGGCCGAAGGAGGTTGAGTTGGGCGCATGATTTATCTTGACCACGCAGCTACTTCTCCTGCGCTTCAATGCGCAAAGGTCGCCTTCAACGCGATTTCAGCAACAATATGGGGAAATCCCAACTCTCTGCACTCCTTCGGGCAGGACGCCAGAAAGATGCTGGAATCCTCCAGAGAGACTGTGGCGCGGTGCTTGGGGTGTGAGCCGGAACAGGTGTTCTTCGTTTCCTCTGCAACAGAAGCTTGCAGGATTGCAATCACGAGAATGACGGAAGCATGTAAAAAGATCCATGTAACGAAAGTAGAACATGCAGCCGTAACCAGCATGACAGACCGCAAGGTATATAGTGACCGCCGAAATGGTAATCGTGGTTTTGTGCATATTCACACCAACAACGAAACCGGTGAAATCTATGATTTGAGAAGTTCCTTTTCAGGGTATGATTTGACGTTCTCCGACTGTACCGCAGCCATGGGGAAGCAAAAAATCAACTTCCGTGAAAGCGGCATAAACTTCATATGCGGATCAGGGCATAAGATCGGCGCTCCGGTTGGAATTGGTGTTCTGATTGCAAAGAACCCAGCGGACATCACTGAACGTTTCCATTTTGGCACACCATCTGTTCCCCTTGCTGCCGCATTTGCATCGGCATTGGAGTTCCGCACCAAAGAGATAGATTTGTTTGCTGGCGTAACAGAATTCTTGCATGACCGCCTGATTGATGGTATCATGAATGAAATACCAGACACGCAGTTCAACGGTTGTCCGTGCTTCGGGCATCAGATGGAGCAATCTCCGTACATCGCAAACATCTCTTTCCCAGGCATCGAAAACCACGCGCTTGTCCTGCGGCTTGCCGCTGATGGCCTGATGGTTTCTTCCGGCGCGGCGTGTTCCAGCGGTGACAATGAGCCATCTCGCGTGCTTCTTGCTTCCGGGTATTCTGAGGAACGTGCACGGTCAGCTATCCGTTTCAGTTTCGATTACAAGCTTGATTTCGATGCAAACGATATGGGAAACAACTACGGTTTGAACCTCGAACGCGATGCAAGAATCATCGACGAGGCCGTGAAGATCGTGGCACAGAACGTGCGGGAAATGAAAAAAATTTCGTCCACGCGGGACAAATCTGATTTCCCAGTAGAATCATAACTGTAAGCCCTCACGGGCACATCAAAAAATATAGGAGGAAAAACAAATGGCAATGGATATTCAGGATATGGTGGCTGCAATGCTGGCCAAGGATGAGGCTTTCCACGGGAACGAGCTGGTCCCCGCGAAAGTTGAGGTCTACAACAAGCTCAAGGAACACGGAGCTGCGATTGCGAAGGTGCTGCGTACTCCGTGGCACGCGGACGATCTGGAGGTACGGGATCGGAACACGTTCGTCTACGTCGACTTCCCTCTCCCGGTCAACATCCTCAATGACAGCATCCGCAACCGCATTTCTGAAATGTACAAGCTGGCCGATATGGTGACGCTCGCCGATGTCAACTGTCGGCTGCGTATGACCTTCACGGTCGCAAACGTCTGGAAAGAGTGAGTGGATATTATGACGAAACAGGAATGCCTTATCGTATCGGCTTATACTGGCGTGTTGATGTGTGGCTTTTGGGAGTTTCACAACTATGTGGAGCAGCTTTTGCAGCGTCCAGTTTTCACGCACGAGCTTGCAACGGAAGATGTGCAAAAAGAGATCAAGGAAAAGGCGCGGCCGGCATTTTTGATGTTATGCCAGGAGGATTAAGAGAGATTTAAATAGAGAATTGGAGGCAGCCATGAAGAAACTTTCAGAGATCATCCCCGGAAAAACTTTTGAGTTCGCAGGTGAGAGATTCGTTGTTTTGCTTCAGGGTGATGGCGCTACGCTTGTACTGCTGGCGCAGAGCACGGAAAAGCTTCCCTTCAATGACAGAGCGGACATAGAAAAACTCAGCGATTATACCTGCTCTGATTTGAAGGAGCACATTGACAAATGGGTAGAAAAACTGCCGCGTACTCCCGAGGAAGCTGCAGCCATTCTCCCGTTTGAAGTTGACCTGAGTTGCCTCGACCGCGGTATGACTTATGGAAATATCACGGTCAAAGCAGCGCCCCTTACGCTTTGGCAGCACCGACAATTCGAAGACATAATTCCCGAAAACAAGGATGACTGGTGGCTCGTAACGCCGGCGGTCAGCACGCGGGTTCCCATTACGAACCCCGATGTATTCTGTCTTGTGTGGCGTGTCTGGAAAAGCGGAGACAGGGGCATTGGAATTGCATATATGCCGCAGGGCGTCCGCCCCGCCTTGCTGCTCAAATCTGATATCAACGTATAGGGAGTGAATGTATGGGAGGTAAACTCCACACGAATGTGGTCAAGAACCGCTACACATTCCTTGTTGTGTACGACGAAAAGGATAATGAAGAACTCACGGTCGAGGCCGAGAGCGTGGGTGCAGCAGCGTTAATGTTGCCACCAAAGCGGAGAGGCGCAGTGCTCCTTCACAGCACACCAGTCGGATTGGAGGACGATAAACATGGATGAAAATCAGGAAATGAAACGGTTTGCTGACCGGCTCTGGGACTACTTCAAACCGAAAATTGAAGAGCTGACAAGATCGAACATTTGGTATTTCCGGGCGCAGGTCACACGAGTGGCTGCAAACGGCAAGATCACCATTCAGCGAGCATTCGATAAAGAAATCGCTCTCCCCTATGTCTCCAGCATGGAGAATGCAGCTGTCGGCACGCAGGTCACTGTCTTCGTTCTCGGAAGCAGCATGACAAACGCTGTTATCGTCGGGGACGGGACGTTGAGCAATCTTTAAAGATTGGAGCGTGAAGACGATTTCTGCAGTTGTGGCGAAGAAAAAACCGGGAGGAATTAACCTCCCGGTTTTTTCATACCTTTTTCACGTATGCTTTGTAGACATAGCCTTCCTTGCCGGACACGGTTCTGACGTAGTACCAGCTCTTCGTCTGATATCCGTACCATGTGACCGTTTCTCCGTATTTCAGGACAAATCGGACTTCACTGCTGGTAGATGCGGATGCACGAAGATTCAATTCACTGGCCGTGACCTTCATCTTTACGCCGTTCGCTGCGGATTTATCCGTCTCAATCCAGTTTTCCGACTTCACGGGCTTCGGCTGAACGGCATGATTGCCATATTGCCGTTTGCTAAGATAGTTGCCCTTACCGCTTTTTAGCCAGATCGCGACAAATCCACGAAGCTTGTTGGGGCGTGCCCACGCAGCAGTTGGTGTGACGTAGCTGCTGGAAGCTCCGCCGTCAAGGTTGATTGCGAATTCGTACTTCTCAGCGACGAACTTGTTTGCAACAACGTCCATCGGGACCTGTTTCTCTGTGACGATGATGCCGAGCACCTTACCCTTCAGCCCCATGGCCGTCCGGTACTTGTTGCCTTCAAGGCCCTTGGGAACCGTGAATCCCTTCACACCGTTCTGGACTATAGCGGGGTAGCCACCGACTGCATCGGGCGACGTGACGGCTCCACGGGCCTCCTGAATGGGCATCTTATAGTCCTTGAAGCCGATGAACGGCTGCCACCCTTGATATTCCATTGTTCCCTTGTGCTTTACGCCGGATGCCGGCGTGTACTTGCCGTAGTTGAAGAGTTCCGCATTGATGACGATATCGGGGAATCTGTCATTCCATGTAGCGCGAATTGCAACACTGCCGGTTGTTTCCCCTCTCGCGTCTGCCATTTTGATATGCTCAATTCGGTCAATACGGGAAAACGGGATCTCGGCGAAGATGCCACCTTGGAACTCAGAATACTTCACTGTCGTTGGGGTTGAAGAAGTTGACGTAGTGGGCTTAGAATCTTCGCTGCCAAGCACGTCCCACTTGGGACGGCCAATTCCACCGATGGAGGCAGAATTTCTGTAGTACCACTTTTTAAAAACGCCGCCGCCATTCGCAATCACAGTGTTGCTGCCGGAACTGGTGTTCCCCTCAATGGTATAGATCCGCGCATTATCGACCTTATACACGATGCCAGTGTGCGTCATGCTTCCGGGCTTTCCAAAGAAGATCTGGTCGCCTTCCTGCACTTCTGCGACAGGAACGGCCTTCCCTGCGGCTTTGTAGTAGTTATACGATTCCGTACAGCCAGCACCATAGCCGCCCTTCGGTTGACAGGTTGCTTTCATGCCGAGTGCAAGACCGAATGCCTTGATAAAGCACCAGTCCACAAACATATCACACCAGGGGAGTCCCTGCTTGGGTGCATGGTAGGTCCCCCATTGGGCATGGTCCCGAGCGTACTTCGTGTAGTTGTTTCTGCCGGCATTCGCAGTCTTGCTGTCGAGCTCTGCGTTCGTCGCTTTTTCCAGATAACCCTCTTCAGTTGCCGCAATGTCGAGCAGCTTTTTCTTTGCTTCCTGAATGGTCATTTGATATTCCTCCTTTTGCGAGGCCAAAGCCCTATTCCTGACTACCGTTCGGTGTGCTGTTCTTATCTTCGCTCTTGGCACTCTGATAGCCGAAGTAGAACGTCAGAACCATCACTATGATGGAATAAAAGTCCTTCGGCTCTACCTTGTCACGAAGTGCCATTGCAACAAACGCACCCGTGAGTACAATCGTTACGAGTGACTTGACCTTAAAAAGGTTCTCGATGATGACTTGCCACCAGCTGTTTTTCATAATAGTTTCCCTTCTCAGTCTTTAAGGACTGCTTCAATGATTCGTGCGGTTGCATCCAAGCCATGCTTTTCCGCCAGTTCCCGTACAAATATGAGTGCGTACTTGCTTCTATTTTCGTTCTTTGCTTTCCAGAAATAAAATCCGGTAGCTGCAGAAACCTCTACGATCCACCCGCAGAGTACCGTTGCAGCAGCTGCTTTATCGTCAGCAGCCAGGAAAATGACGATAAACACAACAAGCATCAGATACGAGAAAATGAGAATGCGTTTGCTCCATTCCATTCCTTTTAAGACACCACTTCCCATTCGTCCACTTCCTTCTTGATTTTTTCGATGAAAGAATTGCCCTTGAGTGCCTTGTATGCCTTGTACGAATATTCGAAATTTTCGGCTTCGTACTGGCGGATCTTTTGTGTGTCCTTATTCTTGTAATAGGTGTGCAGCATGTCAGAACGAAGTTGACACTTCATTCCGGCCTTGATCGCGCTATCCCCCATGACCCACTCACGGATTGGCTTAACCAGAACCACCAGTACAGCGCCAATCGTAGTAATCCCACCAAAGATGGTCACGATATCTTTGAAAGTTTCCATTGCTTTTCTCCAATCATTCGATATTGACGAAGCAAAAGAGAGCCGCGAACGCAGCCATCTTTTGCTTCGCTCGCGGCCCTCTTCGGCCCTTCTGCGCCGCCCTTTCAGCGCAGGACACTATGGTTTTTTATTTCACAGCGGGAGGTGGAATCCACTTGCCGCAGAAGAAATGAATACAGGCACTGATTCCGTATGCTGTGTCGGTGAATGATCTGCACAGTTTTGCTCCATGGTTGTTGAGCACGGGACCAATCTCACTCATCGTTTGCGCCCTTTCTGGCTTTTCGCCGTGTCACACGTTCAATCTGCCTGCTTGTCTTCTTGAACTGGGTTCCTTTGCAGACCCAGTACAAATTCGTTTCCTCAATTACGTCGAAGGTCTCTCCGGATTTGAGTTTGAGAATGTATTGCGCAGTTTTCCTTTCATTGACACTCCCCACGGCTAAAGCCGGGGGATTCTCGTTTCTACGACCGCTGCCTGCACCTGCGAGGTCTACGCAATCTCCACGAGCGTTAATTCGGGCGTGTCCCGCCCTATTGTTGATTTCCATAATGATTCCTTTCTACGCCATTAGGCGCATTCCTTCGTTTAAAATGTTCTTTGCTGCGTTGATGTCCCGGTCATGGCGCGTCTCACATTCCGGACACATCCATTCCCTCACTGCCAGATTCTTTGTGCTGGTATTCCGATACCCGCAGCAGGAACATAGCTGACTGGATGGGAAGAACCGGTCTATCGCTATGATCTTTTTCCCATACCACGCAGCCTTGTACTCTAGCTGCCGCCTGAACTCGCCCCATGATGCGTCGCTGATGGACTTCGCAAGGCGATGGTTCTTGACCATGTTCTGCGGTGCTAAGTCTTCGATGCAGACTACATCGTTCTCCCGGATGAGTTGCGTTGACAGTTTGTGCATCATGTCGCTGCGCTGGTTTGCGATATGCTCATGCAGCCGTGCCACCTGAAGCCTCGCTTTCCCGTGCCGGTTGCTCCCCTTTGGTTTTCGGGAGAGCAGCCGTTGTAGTCTGGCAAGTTTCTTCTGGCTCTTGGCTAAATAACGCGGGTTTGGATATTCCGTTCCATCTGACGTAATTGCGAATGCTTTCAGCCCCATATCAACGCCGATAACACAGCCTGTCTTTGGAAGCGGCTCAATCTCCACATCAGTGCAGCAGAGCGATACGAAGTATTTCCCGCTGGGATTCTGAGATATCGTGGCCGATAAAATGCGCCCTTTGACTTCCTTTGAAACCCGACACTTGACATGTCCCAACTTTGGAAGCTGGACTGCATTTTCAAAAATCTTGATGTTGCAATTCGTCGTGTAACTCTGTCTGTGGTCGCGCTTGCTTTTGAACTTTGGAAAACCGGGCTTCTCACCGTTCTTTACTCGGCGAAAAAAGTTCTTATATGCAGCGTCCAAGTATTTCAGCGCATTTTTTAAAGCGCACTTATCTGGTTCTTGTAGCCATTCGAGTTCCTTTTTTAGTGCAGTGAGTTCCTTGTCCTGCTGAAAACGTGTAGGAGATTTCCCAGTTTCTCTATACTGCGCGATACGCTCAGCGAGAAAGTAGTTATACACAAACCGGACACATCCGAAAGTGTGCTGTATTAAGTTTCTCTGAGCCGAATTTGGGTACAGCCTAAATTGATAGGAATATTCCATACTTTCACTGCTCCTCGCATTCAGTGGACTTGCAGCCCTTTACCCCATGTCTAAAGGCAGGGGCTTGCGGGCTCCTTTCAGCCATTTCAGCACCCCCCCTCCTCACTTCGGCCAGTTTGTGATCGTCGCAATCGGGAAGTCAGCAACCGATACGGCGTTGATTGTCATTGTCCCGTTGCTGGTAAGTGGACGCGTGAATCCTTGAATCAGATGCCGTTCTACCGGTGAAGACGGTTTGTCCGTCCTAACGATTTCAACAAGACTGTTTTCAAATATATGCATCATCTGTATGCACTGAATTGATACTGCTTTCTGTAGAACTGTCGTTCTTTTCAGTTTCCACTCAGCGAGATCTCTGCACTGCGTCGTGGTATAGTATCCGGACGCAGTTTCCCGATAGGTTTTTCTACCTATGAGGTTGATGTTTGTATCGCTGCTCGGGTCAAGATTCTGCGCTCTTCCGGACGCCTGCGGATAGTTATCAGTCTGCTCGCCAAGGACGATATAGTCATTGAAAACCTCCGTGTTTTTGACCGTGTAAGTCGCACCAAGAAGCTGTGCCTCATCCATTGAGAACTGCCAGAGAATCGGCTTGTCCGTATCAACGATGTCATCCTGCGACGGTTCCATTCTGAATGTTCCCGTTTGGTCGTACCCTACCCATGCGTTTACCATCTCCGCCATGCCGAGTGCAACATCCGCGATTGTTCCGTCGTCGCTGTCTACACGCAGCGTGTATGGAGAGTCTGTCAGCGCAGCTGTCGTGCCATCCGGAAGCGCCTGCGTCTTCCCATTGTAGTAGTTCGTGAAAACCGGCGTCACATGGTCAATGGGGTATCCGTTGCCCTTGTCGAGCTTCAGGAGCGCCGCCACGGGTTCAAAGATATTCGTCCCTACCGGAACCTCATATGTTGCTTCAAGCCGCCCAAACAGGCTTCCATCAATGTATGCCCACTTGTCTACAAGCGGGTACGTCATGGTTCGAAGATTTGGGTTCATCGTCTCCTGCGGCTCTTGGATGTAAAAGACGCCCTGCTGGATGTAGTATTCCGAACCATCCGAGAGAATGAGTCCTTCATCGATTGCCACCTGCTGACCGAACCAGATATTGTTGACATTATAGTCATACTCGGCATCTACGTTCGAAAGCGTTATGCTCGCTGTCCTTCTCTGGCCGTTTTGCAGATTGCAGGTGATGCTTCCCTCTTGAATAAACGTGCCATTTCTCCGTCCGAGCGGATTATTATCGAGCGCAAAGGCTGTACTTCCGTCCGGTTGCAGGAAACGAATCCGACAGAGCTTTGTAAATGGCGTGCGCAGCTGCGCAAGATAGTCTCTGACTCGTTCTGCGTGCTCGCCAGCATAAACATATCCGGGTGTCGGATCAGGCGTAGGAGGCTGCGGCGCATTCTTTTGCCAAACCGGATAAAAAGTAGCAACTGAGTCTGTCATGTATGTGCTGCCAAGGTCATATGCTTTCTCCCCGCCGTCCGTTGTGGCCCAACCGACTTGGGTGTAGCCATCACGGCCGAAGATGGCTCCGGCAAGTGTAAGCGGTTCACCTTGGTTTTTGGTCACAGATTGCGCCGTTCCCGTGCCGTTCATTCCGGGGAGGTAGGTTATGACATACGTTGTGGCTATCGAGTAGCTTCCATCATCGTTCTTGATGACCTTTGTATCTGATTTAACGACGAACGCAGGCCGGATGCCTTTGGATTCCGTCTGCGCGGCCCATCCGCCGCTACCGGCCGTATCCTGATACCAGACTGTCGTTGCTCCGGTATCGGGCTGCGTTCGTGTCCACCAGTTCGCCGCCGCCCCGTTCAGATAGGCAATGAGCGCTTCTTTGCTGCTGTTTTGTTCGAAATATTCAAGCTTTGCACCGTCGATTGCTTTTGCACACATATGGTATCACCACCTCCTAGAAACACCATGCCGCTGTGATGCCGTCCACCTCGGACGCGACGCTCCAGTCCGCTTCACCGCTCCATCCAGTTCTGTCAAAGCAAGTGGTGCTGTTGAGTCTCGGCGAGCGCAAATACCATGCACGGTTTTTCTTCCGGTTCGCGGCCGTCTGGTAATACTCGTACTGCGTGCCCTCGCCTGGATAGGAGAATGTCCGTGTGCCCTGTACCTCGATCTCCGACAACAGGAACAGCGTGTCCTCCGTCGTGTCGATGGCCGAGCTGGCGTTGCCTGCCGAGGTTTTCTTCGTCACGGCTTTCATCGCAGCCACGACCTCTGCCGGCATCACCTGTCTCAGCTTCGGGAATGCATTGTACGTTCGCACCAGACAGTTCACCCAACCACAGCTATTGCTCTCTGCACCGTTCATCTTATACTGCGTCGCGTAGGTCGTGTGCATCTGGAATGTCAGCGGAGCCTTGCCCGAGCCGTCGGCATAATCGTCGTGGTTCTTGCCGATGATGTCGATTGCGTAGGTCGTGTTGTTGATCGTCATGTTGCAGCTGTCGCCGACGTTCCATGTGTCAGGAACTTCTTTGTTATGCACAGCGGCAATGATGTCGGGCCAACTGTTCTCGGAGAATACAGCCTTGATTGAAACGACGCTAATCGCTTGCGTCGTGGTCGCAGTAACATCGAACTCTGTAAAGCTGATTGTAATCGCGGTATCACCCGTCGCGGCGACCGTGGGCGAGTACGTGAATCCAGTTGTCACTTCTCTGGTCGCGCCATTGGAATACGTTGCTTCCAGTACCATTCCGGAAACGTCAATGGTCTCGTCCGCTTTATATTCAGTCATGGTTGGTGGTGTCTTTACCGCAATGCTGGAAAGCTCAATTCCTCCAGATTTCTTATAAATCGTGTTTACAATCATATAGCAGCCTCCTGAATGCTAACCAAGATATTGATATCGTCAGTTGGGATTGTATCGCATGTAAAGGTCAGAAAGTTTTCCGCCTGCGAGCGAAGCCAGACACCGGCTTCGTAGTATGCGTCCTGCATGGATGAAACAGGAGCAGCCTCAATCAACTGCTTCGTTTCATCAGCGGAGATTCCGTCAACAACAATAGATTGCTGCATTGTAGCGCTGTCCCACGCGGAAGCCGGAAGTGTTGCCTGTGCGATCTTCACCATAGCAAGGACGACTTTTTCCTTCGTCGGGACTGCTAGATCGTTATCGTATTTTGAAAGGTTCTTCATTTTACACCTCCAACCATCTGCATCAAACAGCACCCCAAAAGAATTTCTGAGGTGTTCTTTGATGCCCCCGGATTTCTCCGGGGGCAATAACGTGCAAATCAGCCGATTGCAACGACCTTGTAGGTGCCAGCCGCCAGAGTGGTAGCAGTGGAATCAGTCTGGTTGATAACAACAGTGATGCTGTTGTCCTCATTCAGAGAGACATCCGCAATTACCATGTCGTTGGTAGCAGCTTCGTACACCTGAACCAGCATCGGGAACGTGGGGCCGTTAGCTTGTGCCGCAATGGTCCACGTGTAAGCGCCGCCTGCAGCCGTCAGGACGGGGTTGTTAGTGCTGTACTTCTTGAGGTGTACGGGCATAGCCTGCCAAGTCGGGGCAGTATCTGCGCCGCCAGAAACCAGAATCTGACCGGCTTCACCGGCCCCAGTGGGAGCAAAGAAGGACGGGTCCTTCGTAGCCGTACCATTGAGCGTGATGGTGTTGTTGGTAGCACCTTCGGCAACGGCATCCAGTTTAGTCTTGTCTTCCTTGCTGAACTGCGTGTAGGTGGTGCCTGCGCCGATGTCATCCTGCGTCAGGACAACGACACCAGTCTTGCCGTTGACAGAGTTGACGTCAGACGGGTTGCAGAGCACGTAGGTTGTGCCGCCCCAGCGATACTGCTTGTTCTGGTAAGCACCTTCCGTCATAACAACGTAGATCTTACCAGTTTCCGGAGTCAGGGCTTCGCCGCCAGCGGTCAGGGACAGCCAGTCAGCTGCAAGCGGGGTCTCGCCGACGATGTAGGCTTCCACAACGTCATCGACGTAGCTGGGCAGCTGGGCAGCCGGAACAAGGCCGTCAGCGCCGAGGGTCGCAACGCCGTTCGCCGCGCCTTTCTCGGAAGCAGGAATCTTGGAGTTGAGCTGTTCCTGCGCGTCAGAGGTGAGGCCAGTGATGTACTGTGCGCCAACGATCTCCTTCGCCTCAATGGCAGTGACGTGGCCAGCAGCATCAACAGTGACGCCTACAGTGTGCGTGGCATCGCCGTATGCGCCTGCAGTTGCACCGGAGAATGCGTGACCGACGGTGATGGTTTTCTCCGTAGGATCAGCAGCAACATGCGTCCACTTGTCACCAGAGGCCAGCGTGAAAGTGTCCGTCTTGGAGCTCGCGGAAACGGTAGCTGCAGCAGTCTGACCGGCGACCTCAGTCGTATCATTCTCACTCTGCTTCGGGACATTGATGTTCGACCATGCGTTCTGGTTGATTTCGCCGCCGCCAGCAACCGCGTTCTTGACCGCAGTGTCGAGGGCTGCCATAGCCTGCTGGATTGTCATGTCCTTTGCTACATAACCATCGTCAACAGGCGTATAGCCGGTCAGAGTCAGTTCGACGACATTCTTAGTGGTTACAGTGCCGGTGGAATCGAGGCCAACGATGACTGCACCGGTGCTGCCTTCCTGGTTGTAGACAACACCTACGGGCTTCCAGCGTTCGCCTTCAAACTGATAAATGACCTTATCAGTGCTGTTGGTGTAAATCTGACCGAACTTCGGGTTCGCAGGCGCAGTAGCCAGCGGCTGAACGACAGCATTCTGAAGTTCATTTTTGCTGAGGTCAAGATTTACGAGGAAGGTTCTTTTGCTCATTTTACTTTCTCCTTTGCGTTAATTTAGATATGCAACTCCAGAAAACGGAGATGCAAACAACAGAATGACATTGTTGCTATCCACATACTGAACTTCTCCAACAACCTCAGAGCCGGCGCTGTCAGCAACCGTTACAGACGGATATTTACCCATATTATGAGCGATTTCCCACTTCTTTTCGGCGGTTGCCTGTGTAAATGTGAAGCTCTTGTCTCCACCTCCACCGGATTCAGCCCCTAGATGCTTCAGCGTTTTATCAGGTTGGATGATATACGCGTCGGCTGAAGAATCTGTCAGAACGTGAATGATTTGGCTGTAAAAGTACAGTGTGTCGGTCGAGCCAGGAGGACCAGCAGTTGCAGCAGCAGCTTGCGCTTCTTCGAGCGATGAGAAATACGAGTTGTATTCTGCTGGAATCGCAGACGTCATTGCGAAGGACACGCTCATGCCAAGCTTCGGAACGTTTGGAAGTGCCATCTTTGTTCCTCCTTTCTCAAATGGTTACGTTGTAGGTGTTCTTTGTGTCGTTTGGAGTTGCAAAATCCAGGGTGTAGACTTTGTAAGGAATCGATAGATACGATGCCGCGCCCTCGACTTCTACAGTTGCCTGTGTAAATGCGGTCGTAATGTCGGCGTTCAGGCCATTTACGTCCTTGATGCTCGTTACATCTCGCAGGGTTGCCGGGTATGCAATAATGACCCGCAGTGCGCCAACCGGAATCGTTACGCTGAACGTCGAGCCGTTTGCGTATGCTCGGTTCGATTTCTGCGCAAGGCCACGAATCACAGCACTATCCGTTGCTGCTTCCTTGTCGGTCGTCGTTCCGTAGAAGGAATTGCGGTATCCGGTGATTGCACCGGTAGCGGCAGATTTCGTTCCACCCTTGATTTGACCAGCCGGATATTCCTGATCTAGTGCGGTAAATGGAATCTCACCATCGCTGTATGTGCAGTTGAGCGTAATCCTGTAGTTTGCACCATCTGGTACGATATAGGCCGCAAACGCGCCGCTCTGCGCCGCGATTTGTTCAGATGTAACGTTGTTGACAGCGGACCAGCTTTGTGCAACAACACCTGTCGGCTTTGGTTTGTATTCGTAGGCCCCCGGATTCAGCGACCCATTGTATGCAGGCGTGACACTTGTTCCGACTTCATATGCCCTTGCCGTAGAACTCGATACACTTACAGATGGCTGTGTAATCGTCGGATTTTTATCCTGGGAAAAAGCGTCAAGGACTACTGCCTGCACACTTATGTTTTCTGCGGGAACCGTGACTTTACCGTCAACAGGCACATATCGGCCAAACTGTTCCGTGAGCACAAGATCTTTCGTGAATAGAACTTGGTCTGCCGTCGGGGTCTCACCCGTACCGCCGCTGCCCGGCTTATACCAAAGAGCGCCGGTCTCATCGACTCCGACTTGTGCCGTCATCTCGTCGGTCTTCGGAATCGCCTTTACGCCGCCGAGCGCTTCTTCGCTGGCGACCGGAAGCTCATAAGCCTCCGGTTTATCGGTCAAACTGTTGTACGAGCCATCAAAGTCCGACGTGCCAGCGCCGATGTTCTCCCTAGCCTGTTGCTTCTCTGCGTCAGAGAGTGCCTGCGCCGTTGTTTTTACCGCGTGCGTCTGAACTTCGCCGGTTTCGCCGTCCACAGATTTGACCGGGATGCCATCTTCCGTGATGTATCCAGCTCCGTTTTTGAGGTCCTTATTGTCCGTTGGAACAGTTATGTCAACCGTCTTATTATTGATTGACTGTTCAATCCCATTGACCGAGATGGTGTCGATTTTACCGCCGTTCTCCGAAACGAACTTCGATATGCCGCCAGTTTCCGCGACCGTCCCATCTGGGTCATAAGTGGCCTTCAGCATATCTCCGCCGCCAGCGTTTGCGATTGCGTCTGCGACAGCTTTTTCACTCGGTACTTTGTCTGCGCTCGTTCCAAGCCGTTGGGTGATGTCATCCTTCGAAACCGCACCAACATCAGAAGCATTGAGCTCGACTGCCCCCGTTTTCCCGTTTACGCTGGTTACGGGAGTGGCAGTGGTTTCCCATTCTGTCGGGTTTCCATTTTCATCGACGCTCTTTACTACCGGGATTTGACCAGGAGTAGCACCGGTGATGCCAAGGGAAGGATCTCCGCTTTCGACTACGTAAGTGTCCGGAAGGCCCGGAAACTTTATTGTTTTTAATGGAACATTCGCCATAGTGCGGCCACCTCTTTCTCATTCCCAAAAAATACTTATATTTCCGGCTCCGTCGTCCTTCGCTCCAGCTCCGGGAATGCTGGTAATCACAACGTTCCCGTCGCCAAGGTCTGCCGCACCAAACGTGCCGGCACCAATGTTTTCTCGCGCCTGCAGTTTCTGTTCTGCGGTCAGATCTTGTGCTTGATCGTACAGGACAGCGCCGGTCCCGGCCTTATCTGCGCCGATGTTCTTACGTGCCTGTTCTTGCTGTTCTTCCGTGAGATCTTGCTGGATGTCATATCGTACTGTGCCTTCTGGAGTGACCGTAACGCCGGCCGCGTTGATTCTGATATAAATCAGCCCGGTAACGCCGCTGTTATCAGAAGTGTTTCGGTTGACACTGCTACCTGTCGAGCTGTCTTTTCCGATGATTCCTCGGCTCAAAGCTTTCGCCACGTCAATCGACTCGCCAGAACCGCCAAAGATTGAGCCGTCCGAGAACTCCACTCTTGCCTGCGGCTCAACATAGCCGCGCATGGCAAATGTCTGTTTTTGCGTGAGCGGCATCATCCACTTTCCGTTTTCATAGGTGACGTTTCCTGGATACTGCCTTGAAAGACTGCCGAGGTTCAAAACCACGGTCTTCACGATATCTGGCGTAATGAGCGTCCCATCCAATGCCTGCAGCATAAAAGGGACTGCGTATTTATCTCCCTGTGTCATTGAAACAGCCATCAGATCCCCTCCAGTTTGATTTTTGTGCTTACGCTCTTATCGCCATAGGTTGCTGTAACGATCAGCGGTTTTGTATCTCCCTGCCAGCATGTAATCGTCACAGAGTTCTCGCTGATATCCGCACTGTACGCCATTGTGTCCGGACCTTCGAATGTGTACGTGACTATATCTTCCGTCTGCTCGCCGAGGTCAAAGTATGCTGCCGTCAGCGTGCAACTTTCATAGGATTTCAGCCGTTCCGGAGTAGTCCCAAGGAATGCGATTTCCGGCTCTTCCGAAATAGGCTCAACCATCAATTCATAATCCATAAAAATGTCCTGATTCTGTGCCAGCGAGCATCGGATCACACATTTTCCTCCGGAGACGGCCGTAACGAGTCCATCCGGTCTCACGATTGCCACCTCATCATTCAGTGACGTCCAAATGTAATTCACCGGGTGTGCTTCTGTGCTCGCTGCGTATTCTCCGCAGCGGATACTTGTAGCGGTCAGCAAGCCCTTCTGGCCGGCTTTTATCTTTGGTTGTCCGTTCACTCGAATTTCCCAAGAAAACGTCTTGCCGCCCGCCACATGGCGCTCCATGTCGTCTATTTCTTCGTTCGGTGGATCATATCTGGCCGTGAATTCAAGCAGCCGGACAGAATCATAGTCGCCGGTGAATTCCTGTGCATAGTCACCAAAGCCTGTGATGTGATAGGCAGCTGACCCCAGAATGATTCTGCTGTTTGTGTTCAGTTTCTTCGTCTCTTCGTTTCGCTGGCATGTGATATTGACATAGCCCTTCGTGATAAGGGCATATTCCTGCATGTCGCTTTCGTTCGCGGTCAAGATTGCCTTTTCAACGCAAATTGGCTCTTTCAGGAGATTGCCGTACCAGTCCAGATGGTTCCACGTCGACCGGCAGCGCTGTATAACTCCGCCGCCAATCGCGTTTGAGATGTTCTGTGGATTCGTGACCAGCCAGATACTTCCCATTGCCTCGATTTTCGTTCCTTCTGGAACGTACTCGATGCTTTCGTCCGCAAAGATGATGTTCTTGTAGTCATCCTGTTTCCGGAGCGTAGACGCTGTTTCCGGTGCGATATCCGCCATGCGGATCATCGTTGTTTCCCATTCATACGGCGCATCCGGGTTTAGGCCCTGCACGCGGGCTGCAAAGAAGTCTGTAGCGTACTTTGCGTACTGATGTACAAATTCTGTGCTGGGGTCTCCAAGGTATTGCCGCTGTCGGCCAGCATATTGCGCCGGAGCATTTCGAATCGCCGTCTTCAGTCGGCCAGACACAATCAGGCCGTTCGTGATGTTGTCCGAGATCGGCATGATATCCAGCCACCTCTTTCCGAATTTGAATCAGAGCATCGAGAATACGCGCCGCATGGGGTTGACTCTGCGCATGTAGGCACATTCCTGCTCATATCCGCGCAACTCCGAATAGAAGAGCTGCAGATTTTCTTTGTACCGTGCCGTCGACTCCTTCATCGTTGTGTTCTCGTTCGGCGTGTTGAAACTCTTATCCTTGACCTTCGGCTGGATGTTCAGCCACTCCCGGTTGAACCGGTTATCCCATGTCACAGCGATTGCCAGCCCGAGAAGTCTCTTTTGCCGGAATGTCAGGTCATGAGCGAACTGACCATCCGTGTAAAAGTCCAGCCTGTACTCCACGTCGGCGCTGTCCTGCTGTGGGAATGTCACCACGCCGGTTTCTGGGTCATACGTAAAGTCTGTATATGGGAAGAACGCCGCATCTCCGTTTCGTGCATACTGGACGCTCACGCAGTTGCAAAGCTCATAGCCGACCTTTCCGGTTTCGACGACAGTCTCCTGCGTTGTGCTGATCTGGTCGCTTGTCCACTCAAAGTCAGCATACTGCGGCTCTACGAGGCCATCTGTCAGGTAGACCAGCAGTTCAGGTGGACTTTTTAGCATTGGGATTGCCATCCCCATCCAGGAGCTCATGCGGCGGAAGAAGAGTGCCGCATCGGTTCTCAGATCGTCTTGCATCCGGTCATCGCCGATTACTACCATTGCAGAATTTGTAATGATGTCGCTCCAAGCAGTCCCCATTATTCCCAGTCCTCGCTTTCATACGAGTCTCTATCCATGACTGCCATGTACTCTTCCCGAATACAGTTCGCGGCGGTTTCATCCTGAATCAGTTCCAGAAGTTCCTCAATTACGCCGCAAAGCGCTTCGATTTTTTCCTTGCTGTCCATGATGTGACCGCCGCCTTTCCTATAACGTTAAGCCGTGACAGTGACAGTGCATTGTGCCTGTCCCGCCAGATAGTTTTCATTTTCATCCTGCGTGACAGTGATAACCGTCTCGCCGGCAGTCAGCGCTTCAACAGTGACGTTCGAACTTTCATCTACATCGCCAAGCGCTGCGACCTCTGGCACGCTGTTCTCAACGCGCATCTCCCCATTGGAGCTGGTCGTGATTTTAAATGTATCGCTCGTTCCGGCCGACATCTCCAGCGCATCCGGACTGACGCTCAGTCCAGCAGCTGCCTTTGCAATCGCCCACGGAACGATAATTGTTCCCTTGTAGTCCCCCTTGCCGTCAATACGCAGAGAATAGGCCCCAGCATTCGTACCGGTATTGTCTGCGACGGCATAGTCTGTGTCTTCCGTCAGCGCATTACCGCCGAGTGTTACGCTTTTAACCTCTTTGGTCTGCTCGCTGCCGGTATAGGTGAGTGCATCGCCGACAACGACATCGGCGCTTTCCAGATTCAGTTTGACGGTCATAGATTCTTCGAGGTTGTAGAAGAATCCAACCCGTACTCCATTGGCCGTAATGATATAACCGCCAATCGCCAGCTCATATTCGCCAGCTTTTGTCTGTGGGATCTCATATCCGCCACGAGAGAGCTTCGCGCCCGAGACAGTTGAAATCGCTACAACGCCGTGTGTTTTGTTCGCCATCCCCCACCGGACGTGCAGATAAGTAAGCGTTGCAGCCGCGTTGAAGACAATGTACTCAATCGGGCCGTTGTATCGGACCGTGTAGACCGTTCCTTCCTGCACGGCGGTCAGTTGCGTCTCTCGGTTGAGTTTCACGGTAAAAGCTGCCGCCGATTGCATTTCGATGCCGAGGATATCTGCTTCTGAGCCGCGCCAATCGAGGCTAAGAAAGCCATTCTGTACCGCTGTGCGGATATCTGGCAAGATGTTCATATTCGCCGCGTATGCGGACGCAGGCACAAAGGAAAATTCACTATAGACAGGACTACTCATGTTAAAACCTCTTTCCTGCGCCCGGATACGGCGCAAAGTTTACTGCGCGTCGCGCGCGTTCATTTCTTCAATGATGGAGACGAAATCGCCCTTCGGATTCTTTGCAGTCTTACTCAGCTCGTTCAGCTGAACCACAATGTTGCGAGTCACATAGGGGCTTCCGCTCTGGTATGCCTCGGCATATCGCTGCGCAACCATTTTCTTGTGGCCTTCGCAAAGGTTCGGGTAGATCTCCAGCATCTTATCGCCGAGCTCGACCATCTTTGCAAACGCCTGTTTATCCAGCAACTCGCCATCCTTATAGTCAACGCCAAGGACTTCACGTTCCTCATCTGTCAGGCCGGACACGATAATGAGCCAGCGTTTCTTGAGGAAGTACCGGTTGAGCTCCGTGAGCACTCTGGACAGATCCTTCTTTGGAACATAGAAGCTTCCGGTTTTGCCAGTGACCTGACCATACAGGCCGCCTTCGCCGAAGAAAACCGTATTGTCTTCCGCGACTTCGGCCTGCCAGAGGAACTGCACCATTTCTGTATCGCTCGATACCTGTACGATCTGCGGCACGACTGCGGGCTTCGCTTGGAAATCAGCAGCTGCTTTTGCAACCGCTTCCGCAATCATCTTCTGGACATCTGCCATCGTAAAGGTCGGTTCTGCTGCAATCGGAGCTTTCTTTGGAACTTCCACAGTCTCGCCTTTCAACGTGGGGTCCAGAGTAGTCAGCGGCGTTTCGCTGCCATCGTGTCCGATTCCGACCACGTCTTCTGCGTTAACAGTCAGAACGTTATCTTCGCCAGATGCTGCTTTCTCCGCAGTGTTGGTCGTCTGACCCTCTTCCGGGACATCGAAAAAAGCGACCTCTTCCTTGACTTCCTCTGCTACAGGTGTCTTCTTCGGTCTTCCGGGTTTCTTTCCAGTGTTCTTGCTTTCAGCCATATCGCACACTCCTTCCAGATTTTATGGCTATTCCTCCACAAATGTTGGCTCCGAACGGACTCGAACCGTCTCTTACAGCACCATGCGGAGCCATATGGTGCGGGACGGGCTGGAGGTAAGACCCGCCCCGCAAAAGGAGGAACGCTTAAATCGTGAAGTGCGCAATTCGATTGCTGAAGATGGAAACCGAATCCAGCGCAATCGTGAGGTTGAGACCGATCTCGAAGTTAGCGGTACGCGTGGGATCAATCTCGAGGGTGATGGGCGTCGCGGAATTGTAAGCGATGGTCATCGGCTTTCTGCTGTTCGCGGCCATCATCCAAATGTCGTTTGCAGACAGGATGGTGGTGGGAGCAGTGTTGAGGTTGACCGGGCTGACAGCATCACGCAGCGGCATCAGGCGCACACCAAGGAACTCGCCAAGCATACCGGTGCTGTTGTAGCGTTCGCCGAGCAGCATAGCCAGCGCAGCGTCCATGTTGACGTTGGTGGAGCCGGTGGCCTGCGTCGGCAGGACCTTGCCAAGAGCGACCGCAGAGCCAGTGGCGAACAGGTTGGAAGTAGCCGTGTTGTTGAGGGCAGCGATCTTGTTGGCAGCTGAGAGCCAGTTCTGGTTGGAGAACGTGAAGTTCAGGTTGGCCGGAATCAGGGTGGTGTCTGCGGCAGCCGCAGTCAGAGCGGCATTCCACATGCCCATCGTCTTGGCGTACATACCGGCAACGATGTTGGCAAAGAAGACGCCGAAGTCCTGATTGTTGCCCACCAGCTGGAACCACTTCGCAACGATCTGCGCGGTCTTGGGCTGCGGGTTGAGGGTGTAGTCCTTGGAGTAGAAGCGGTTGCTAGGAACGCTTCTGGACGCGCCCCAAGAGGAATCCTGGAACACGGGGATATCGTTGGAGCCAACGGAGATTGCGTAGCTCTCGCCGAAGCCGACCTCAACGACATCTGCGAAGCGATCAACAGCCTCGGAATAGACAGAAGCGATGATCGGGGTCACGATCTCCTGATAGATGCCCTGCAGGACGCGATAGAACGCAGAGTTGCCATAGAAACGCTGACCGTTGCGCTTGAAGTCCTCAAAGTCAACGGGGGCAGCTTCGCCGGTCTGTGCGCAGCAGATCTTGGCTGCATACATCAGGTGCTCGCGCTGGAACTTCTCGTTCAGTTCCTTGTAGCCCTTCGGAGTCAGCATGTGCTGAACACCGGCGGAGCTCAGGCCATTGGCCGCCATGATAGCAGACTTGCCGTTGGCTGCGTGCTCATAGAAGAGGACTCTGCCCTTCGACACGATATCGGCGCGCTCATCGTTGGCCGCATTGACCATAAAAACAGACGGAGAAACGCTGTTCAGATTGATTTTCGGCATGTTAATTCACTCCTTCCTTATGCGTAGACCTTGCAAGCCTGCACGTCGACATACTCGAAGCTGGCAGTCGTACCTTCGGTGAACTTGCCGGTGTCGAGCAGTTTGAAGTACAGCGCGCCATTTGCAGTCGGAGCGGCTGCGGTGGGCTTCAGCTTGCCTGCATCGATGGTGAAGAACGTATTGGTGCTGATTTCAGCGTTGACGTTGCCAATGCCGAAGCGGTACGCATGGTCGCCGTCGAAGACGATCTTGGTGAACGTGCCGTCGCGGCCAGCGGGAATGCCAAGGCCAAGGGTCTCGGTGCCGACAGCGTACATGTTGCCGTGCTTACCCTGAAGCATCTGAACTTCGTAGGTGTTCGCGGCATAGACGACCTCACCAGCATTGGTGGTGGAAATCGCGTCATTCATGTACCACGCGTTCTCGTTCTTGACACCGGTGAATCCTTCACACGGAAGCTGACCGTTGCGAATGACCAGACGGCCAGCATCGCAGTCCGCATCAGCGCTGGAAGCCTGGTATCTACCGGTGACATTGATGAGGTCATCGCGGAAGTTGTTGGTCACGCGAGCCTCGAATGCAGTTTTTTCAGTAAACATTTCGTTTCACTCCTCTCTCACTTTTCAGTGGCAGCTTCGACGCCCCACTTGGCGATCAGACCAGCCATCGTACCGTCATCCGCTGCGCCGCTGTTCTGATTGAACTTGTCCCATGCGTAGACCGTCTTGTTCCGGTTTGCATTCGCAGCATCCAGTCTTTCAACCGCTTCGCCGCAGACGGCGTAAACAGCCTTGGCGACTTCTGCTTCGCCAATCCAGTTCCGGTCCTTGTCGCACTTGTTGGTGTAAAGGCCGGCTTCGATATCAGTCAGGATGGGTGCGATCTCACTCTCAGCGACCTTCTGCTCACGGTTCGCATTGAACTTCGCAAGAGTTGCCTTCGCCTTGTCCTTGGCCGCATTCAGACGACGCTTGTCCTCGAACTCCTGCATGGCATTAAGCTGTGCCTTGGTCTCGTCAAGTTCTCTGCTCAGAGAAGTGACCTTCTCTTCAGCGGCGTTCAGGCGAGTGGTGTTTTCCATGCCGACCAGCTCCATGAAGTCCTGAGTTTCCATGGTGATGCAGTCCTCGCCCATCTGCATGGCGGTGTTGACAGACATGTTCTGGTAACGTTCGGGGACGATGGTCTCGGCCGCGTTCTCGATGACGTAATACTTGTAAGCGCCGTCTTTCGCCATCAGGCAGACAAAGACCTTACCGTCCTTCTCGCCTGCGGCCAGAACCTTATAATCCGTGAAACGCGCTGCCAGTTCCGCAAGCTGTCTCTTGTTATAAGTTTTCAAGTCTTTCACTCCTTCGTGTGATAAGCTCCCGTTATTCGGGGCGTTGTTTGTATCCGGGGCCTTCTGCAAAGATGCCGCCTTGAGCTTCAAAGTCTTAAATTCTTCGTCCAATGCGGCAAGTCGAGCGATGTTGGCCCCCGGAACAGCCGGAGCAACGCCCGCACCGAGGATCGTGACCCCCACTCCCGACCAGACATCCTCAACTTCGATGTCTCCGTCCATGTGGTTTTCGTCTATCAAGGTCTCCACAGACACATCCATGCGCCCTGTTCGCACGATTTCATCCACGGTTTCCTTCGCATAGAAAGCGAAGAGCTTTCCACGCGCCACGATCCAAGTCTGACCATCCCTCTTCTGGAGGGAGAAATCACGTTCATCGTCTGACAGCGTGCCGACAATGCGTTCCGCCGTCCCGTCTGTGTAGGAGTAATACTGTTCGCCCGTTCTGGGATCTGTCTTGAGCTGGCTGTTATGGCCGTCACCGATTTTTCCCATGACGTAGGCGATCAAGATTGGTCTCCCTACGAACGTCTTGTAGTATTTTTCTAGGTTCTGGTAATTCCATTTGTTCCGGTTGACGCCTTCGCGCATCAGCCACAGCTCAACTCCGAACTCGTAGGGGTTCAGCTTTTGGAGAACCTTGAGCTGGCCGGTCGCCACCGTTTTCTGGTTCTTTGTCAGCGGCATTGTCAGTCACCGTCCTCTTCAAAGAGCTCATCGATCCAGCCGTCAAAGCTGGTCGCGCTCATCTCGTGTTCGGAGTACATTTGCCACGCATACAGGAACTTCTCGTAGCTGGCACTGTTCTCCATCTGGAGGTTTTCGAAGCCCCGTCCGAGCGGATAAAGCCCATTTTCATCGCAGACCTCCACGCATTTGCGCAGGGCATCTTCGATTTTCTGAAGCATGTCGATGATGGACCCAAACACACCATCCAGATCGTCCGGCCGGCCATCGTACTCGGCAGTCGCCGGATAGACTTGCAGGATATGCCGTTGATGCAGCAGGTCCCCGACAACATCGAAGCGTTGCGGCTGCAGGTGGGCCAGTTTGTGAATGGCATCTGCTGTATGCGGCATTCCAAACTCGATCAGCACCCATTCCTTCAGCGTGTCGAGTCCGCGCGCCGCATCCTGATACGCGCCGGTCACGTCCTTTGCGGCATCTCTCACGGCAGCGAGAGCACCGTTTTCAAAATCAAACCGTTCTTTCAGTCGAGCCATTTCAGATCTCTCCTTTCCGTGAAAATGAAAAAAGAGCTAACGGCACATTCCTGTGTCGTTAGCTCCACTAGCTCTTCCACGCCGCTGCTCCGGTGTGGGATTCTCTATTAACCCAGCCTCGCCTACCTCAATACCCCGCGCATCAGCGCAAGCCTTCGGTTCGGATGGGAGAGTCTTTTACAAGGTCCCGCTTGGAAAGGACTTTTACCGTATCTTCTACGATGCGGTAGCCGTCCTTCGTGCGTTGTATCCTTATATCTCTGTTATTATTAAGCGCCATATTGATAATGTGGAGGTCTTCTTTTCGTACAAATTCAATCATTTGTCCCTCCGTATTGGTCAATCATGGTTTCGCTACCGTCAGTTGTCGCACTTCCGTCACCTTTTGGACGCCCTGGGCTCTGCGGTGGTAATCCAGAAGATTCTTGCTTCATGTTGTATGTCGATACGAGCGGAATACGCTTATCCAGAATCCCACTGTTATAGACCGCATCAGACAAGCACATATCGTCCAGAATGGAGCGGTCAAGCAGCGCATTGTAGATGATGGTGTCCGGCAGGATGCCATGTTCCATTCCCGTCATGCACCGGTCAAGCATCTTCTCGTCTTCCGAAATGTCTCCGAACATGACGAACTTCCACTCGTACCGAGGATTGAGCTTTTTGATGATTGCATTCATCATCCGCTCATAGCCACGATAGACTGTCTGCATGAACTTGCTTTCGATTTGAAGCGAGATCTGAGCAGTTCCAGCTTTCGGGTCATCTCCAAGCGGGATAATCGCGCCCATGCCGGCCTGACTCATGGTGTCACTGTAGCCCTGCTTCACAATGTCCATTGCGGACGGGGCTTCGGATAGACTTTCCAATTTCAGATTTTCCGCGGGGCAGAGATATAAGCCTATGCCGCTGGTATTATTTGCCTGAAGCATGTCATACCAAACAGCTTCAAAGAACAGTCGTCCGGCATTACTTAGTCTATACTGGTCATCATTGGCAGAAGTCTTCTCATCCCGATACGGAATCTCACCATGAAGCAGGCTCACCAACGGGTTCTGAATCAACTCCAACTGAATCTGTTCCATCTGCGCGAGCTGGATCATATTGAGGAACAGCCCTGCAAACGGAGAAATCGCCGTGCGGCTCACATCGTCGGCCTCGAAAGTGAATACTTCGTCCGCCGGCAGGTACACCCAGTAATACCAGCGGCCATTTTGATAATAGACATCCGGCTTCCCCGGCATGTCGCCCTGCGCTTGGATGAGCTGGAACTTCTGCATGTCAATGCGCGTCTTCTGCGCAAAGACCATCGTCGAGCCAACGCCCTTCGGCCGCTGCACAACGCTGCTGAAGTCATACAGGTACGGAGTAAACAGGTCTCCGAACTGCTCCGGGACGCATCCCGGCTGCAGGAAGTACATCATATTGAAAGCTACGGTGTACTTCGAAACGCTGTTGTAGCCCGTGATTTTCGTCCAATCGCTTGGAAGCTGCTGCATAAAGGCGTAGTTGACCTTGTTGTGGCTCTTATCTACACTATAGCGAGGATAGTAGAAGACTTTCCCTTCCACTCCGACCTGACCTACGATCTGATGGGCCGTTTCCTTCGGTTTAAACTCTTCGCGCAGCTTTTCAAGCAGTTTCCACTCGCGTGTGAACTCGTCCTTCTTGGTATCGGCTGAGTCCACCATTTTCGGCATCACATAGCTGTGATACGTCAACATGTCCTGATAGACTTTGCGGATGTGGAAAAGCGGGTATGCCGTGTACTCCAGAATGTGCGCCACCTGACGGAGCGGCTGTTCGCTCTCATACGGCTTGGTGAGCATTTCACCCACTTTATCCTTGGTGAAATTGACCGGAAGCGAAGAAATCTGCTTCACCCGGCGGTTCTGAATGTAAGGGTTCGCCATTCCGTAGCGTCCCGAGTTTATGCCGGAGAACGCTGACGTAATGGCAGACATCGGCATTCCCTGGTTATCTGCCGCGAGCTGACGGAACCGATTAAAAATCTCGGGGAAAGACTCATATTGAAGTTTACTGAGCTCGCTCGTCTCTATCGCCATGGTCTTCCGCTCCCTTCTTGTTCTCACCGGCCAGTTTCTTGCGCTCTACTTCCAGAGCTGCAGCGAACTGGTCAACCATCCGGCTCAGGTTCGCCATTGCCTCCGGCTTCTTCTTTTCCAGCCGTTCCCGCAGGAGTGTCGCTGCGCAGCTCATGATCCAGTCCACATCGGCCGTGCTGAGGCGCTTCAGGTCCTCTCCGTTTATAGCAAGGCTTTCTTTTGGTTGTTCCCCTGCCGTGTAAATCAGGATATAGCCAGGAGCAATCCGGCTGAATCGCTCCATCATGGCCGTTTCCACGGATTCCTGCGTAACGCGCAAGGCGTACAGGCTGTAGACTTTTTCTTCTGCCATCAGAATATCCTTCCTCCGCGTCTCTGCGTCACAAGCCGGCCACCGCTGCCCTGTCGTCCTCCAACGTTCCGAACCGTGTTTTTGTCTTTGTATCTTGACAGTACGGCGTCCCAATCGCTTTTCTTCTTGACCTCGCTCAAGGCGAGTTCACGTTCAAGCTTCTGGGCCAGCCGCAGGCCGTATTTTATAGCTGACCAGCTGTCTCTCTGTATTGCGCGGGAAATACGCTTCTCGCTGAATCCAGCGCCCGACGGAACCGCCTTCAGGTTCTGAATCTGTCCAGAAAGTTCTCGGGTCTTCTGATACGGCCGAGCGATCTGATAATCCAAATCATCGTCCTTGATCTTATGAAGCCGTTTGTAGGCTTCCACGCCTTCGCGGGTGTTCATCGTCAAGAGCTGCACATTGTGGTTATCAAACTGCGTCTGTGCATACCGGATCATCTCAACATCTGGATCTGTGACGCCGCTTCCGCCGGCTTTGATGGGGTAAATGATAGGCAACGCGCCATCAAGCTCCAACGCCGTATATTCGGTATGGTCCAAAATGCACAGTGGTGGTAATCCATCGCCGAGGTCTTTCATCAGGTCCTCGATGACCGCCTTGCCATACTGCCATCCGTCGATTGCGATATAGGTGGTGTTCCCACCATCAAAGCAGAACCGATACCACACATCTTTCAGTTTTCGAGCCTGTTTCATGGCATTATCGGGTGGCGGCCAATCGTCCAGCCACACAAGCTGTTTCAGGTATCTGTCCCGCTTCAAGAAATCATCCTGCTTTGTGAGTTTCCAGACGCCGACGGCGCATTTGGCGTTCTTCTTCGCGTCTTCGTAGGAAACGTCGTAACAGACGACGTATATTACATCCTTCGGGTCTGTCTTGCATCCGGGGTACTTGCAGCAGTGCTGCCGCTCCATAGACTGCAGGCAGCAGCTCTCAGAAAGGCTTTCGTCCGAGATGATGGGATATTCGTCCGCGCCGGTATATCGACTCTCCATCTCACGCATCCAGCGCTCCGGGGTCAGCTTCGATCTCAGTTTCTGCGCCCAGGAATACGGACGCATCTGCTGCAAAACGACGCATTCCCAGCTCATGTCATAAGCGAACGCGCTTTCTCCGCGATACATTTCTTTAAGGGTATCGCATCGAACCGGAAATGACGGGTGCTGCTTCCGCCCTGCGCTTGTAATAGAGTGGTTTTTATATGCGACGAAGTTCTGATCCGGTCTTCCATCTACATTGTGCCGAAGACGGACCGCCGGAAGAACAATCGTCGAATACTCGGTAAAATCAAACGGTGGATTTTCTTCCTGCGCAAATTCTTCCGCTGTTACATCGTGAATGTTATCGCCACGAAATGCGGAGATGTAGAACGCACTTCCCAAGTCTGTCTCAATTTTGAAGTCGTCCTTACTTTCTGCTGTCACACGCCATCCTTTTGCTAGTGCAGGATAGTCGTGCGCGATCTGCTTGAACTGCTTGCTTCCAATAAGTGCCATCTGTTTGTATGAAGGCCCATAATATGCGCTTTGCGTTCCCGGCCAAACCAAGCCATTCAGCATTGCATACTTGAATTTTGTGCTTGTCTTTGTAATTCCGCGCGTTCCTGTGAATGCCACATCTGCGTTTCTCGCGTATGCCCGCATCATCAGGCGCTGCATAATTTCTTCATTCGCATAATCCGCATACTCGTCGCGGAACAGGTCGCAGCCCTTATCTGGATACCAACGAATTACCCAAATCAAGAATGCCCACCATTCCGACTCGAATGAAGTATAGTCGCGCTGTTCGACCTCGCGCTTTTGAATCCACCCGACGCCTTTTATAGACTAGCCGGCAGACCACACCTTACCGTATCGTCTTGCCAACCTTCATCACCATCCTACTTCTTCGCACCGTCTTTCAGCGGCGGCATCCGTATCAGCCCCAATTTGTCGTAGGCTTCTTTTTCTGCATCGTTTGGTTCTTCAGCAAACTCCCCAAGGTTGTCATGGATTCTCATCTCATCCGGCAGCATGGATAACTCAGGCATACCGTCGTTTTGCCGCATCCGATTTTCGTTGATGAGGATCATTTGATCTACCGCGTCTGCTGTATATGGATATCTCGGCTTTCTGCCGAAGAAATACTCAAACATTTCATCCGGGCTGCATTGCTTTCCGTTCTTCAGTAGACCGGCTTTTTCCAGTCGATCTGTGATTTCATCCAGACGGACAACGTCTGCAGGGCGGACGTCCTTCTTGCGGAGGTTTTCGCTTGCAAGGTTTTCCTGAATCATGCCAGACAGTTTCTTTGCGGCATCGAACTTGCCTGCGGCCGTCATGTCGTTCATCTGCTTCATCCAGCGGGCAACATTCCGAAGGATAAGTTGCTGCTTCGCGCTCACAGCATCTTCCCCGCCGAAGTCGGAGACGAGGACTTCAAAGATGCGGTCGAATTCCGCGTAATCCTCATTGGTGTAATCAGTCCCCCAGTCCTTCCGCTGCCTCACCGTGCCGGCTTTGGCTGACTGCGCATTCTTTTCAGCGTAAACAGCCTTTGTGAACTCGCCGTCTTTCAGGCCCTCGCCGAATATCTTCGTGATGTCGGTCAAGCCATCGAGGAAGCCGTAACGCTCGCCGCTCTTGCTGGCATCCAGTTTCTTGATATGGAGGTTATCGAGGTACGAAAGCCACTTGTCGCGCCCTTCATCGCGCGGCACGCAGTCGCGCGCAAACGGAACGTCATATTTGACGCAGCAATAGAAATACGCAAGGCTTTCTGAAGTCTTTTTTGCAAGCTGCGCGTAGTATTCTTGCTGTTCCAGTTCGCTGACTGCTTCGCTCATTTTTTCCTCCACAAACGACAAAAAGCGCTGGTTCGATACCTCTTCCAAAGGAAAAGCACCAAACCAGCGCATACATTTCTCTGTTTATTTTGCTTAATTATACCATACAATCAGCAAAAATGCAAGAGAAGTTGCAAAAGTTTGTTTTAGGCTGTTTCAAACGCGGCTAAAATGGCCTTTACTGTTTCATCGTCAAGCGTTCCTATCTCCCCCGGATTGACAGGTTCTGTGTTGTTATCCAAGGCATAATCGATGTGTATGAACTCCACGACATGATGTTGTGTCCCCGCTTCCCCTGCATCCATTCTGGATGAAGCAATGGGGGTGCTACACTCAAACTTGCAATCAACAAGTTTGTTTACCGAAGGGGCTACTGTGTTTTTCATTGTGTTTCCACCTTTCTATCCAATGATGTTTTTTGTTGGGAGCTTTTTTGTTTTAACTCTTTCCATTGGGTTCACAACTTTGCTAACAAATTTTTCACCGTCCCATTGCTTAACCGCGTAAGGTTCAACTTTTAGTTGAGTCTCCGACACGGGAGAATCCAGAACAAAGTAACCACCACAGTATTCGCATTTAGATTCCCATGGTGAGTGCGGCGCACCGCAGTTTGGGCAAACCGTTCTGTGAAGAATCTGCGCGGTTTTATCCGATAGTCCCTTCACCGGATACTCTTCGCCATCTAAAGTGAGTGTCCCAATCAGTTCGCCGATTTTCGCGTAAATCTTCTGTGGTGTTTCGTTCATTGCATCGTCGCGTTTCTTGTTAAGTTCTCGGATTCGGCGTTCTGCATTTGCGTAGAAGTCTTCAAATTTCTCAGTATCGCCCATGAACTTCTAACCTCCCCGCGATATACGACACGCGCAAAGCAGTTGCCGTCAGCACGCCGATCTTTTCGTGTTTGCTGTCATTGCTCAGCACGTCTACCTCGAACGTGACATCATATGTCCCATCGCCGTTGTACTTCTGCGAAACGAATCTGTACTTGGTTCCTTCCAGTATCTCCGCGAAGTTGACTCCCGGCCCGATTTCCTTCAAAAAATCAAGTCTTTCTATCATCGGCTCCGCCCAATCGGAGAATTGCCGCATATGCTCAAGCGCTTCGTCCGCCTGCCGTGCAAATTCTGACAGTTCCCATTCCCGTCGCTTGCTTTCAGCGTTCCTCTGACGTTCTTTCTGCTTCCATCTGGCATCGCGCCATTGTTGGTTATGTTTCGCCATCCGGTTTCTCCATTCCAGCCGTCAGGATTTCAATCGCTTCTGGTGTTCCATACACGCATTCTGGGAGTTTGGTATCTTGAAATCGTCTCCAATCCGCAACGGCATTGGCTAATTTCTCGATATCATCATGCTTTACATCGCCTGGAAGTACAACAGCCATATATTCTTCTCCGCGCGCTTTCGCACGTTTTTGAATCTGTCGGATGCTCGTCTCGTCGATGCCAAACCCTTTTTTCACCTCATAGATGCCACCGGTGAGTGTGTTGCACACGAAGACAGTTTTCATTTCAAGGCTTCCTCCGTCCATGGTCCAATCTTCGTGAAGTCCTTGTAGGAATCCCCTTTGAATGCCTCGTAGCATCCGTATTCGAATTGGACCGTCGTGCCTGATACGGTGTTCGTTGATATGACCACGCCGTATCCACGTTCTTTGTGATTTACGACCATTCCCGTCATAACATTCTCCCAGCAAAAAGGCCCCGGATTTTTCAAAAACTGCGCCCACGTCATCCCTTGTTTGTCTTCCACGCCCAGTTTCTCCCTCCTGAATTCCCCGATAAACTCGATTCCGGTGTTTTCTAGGTTCCATCCGTTGTTGTACTTGAGATCCATGAATGTTCCTCCGCACATATCAGGGAAGAATATCTGCACCGATGGCTTGCAGATTCCCAGGACTTCTCCGATTCCGAGTTCCTTGTGCAAAACCTTGTCTCCATGATGGATTTTCTCAAACGAAAAGTCTTTAAGGTTTGCCATATGCCCCTCACTTGTTGTATGTCCCGAGCACACCGCGCTCCGCCCGGTCATCGGCGCGCTTCGCCATCCACATGAGGGCTTCTTCAATATGCGTGATTGCGCAGGCGTTCTCCCGCGTGGCAAATTCTCCCTTGTTGAAGGCCGTCAGCCTATCACGCACGATTTCCAAAAGGTCAGCATCTAAAACGCCATGACGCGCGTTCGGGTCGTTTCGTGCGCCTTTCTGAAATTTTATCTGTGCAATCACACTTTTTCTGTCCACATCCATCACAGTGTAATCGTGATAGCCGCCTCCGGGTCCTTCGTTATCACTCCGAAGGATGGCGTGCGGGTTATTGTGCTTTTGAATCGTCGATAGTTTTACCATATTGTTCCTCCCATTTATCCAACGGTTCTTTCAGAATTTCCACCGATGCAAGTTCACCGTTTACAAACTCGCACCCGCAGTAGCTGGTCGAAATTACGATTTCAGTAATATCAGGTCGTATGCTTTTCAGAAGTCCAACGGGTTTGCCGTTGAACGTCACAAACGGCGCATTCTCTGGCCGATAGTCCTTAATTGGTACTTCCGGTGCGAGTTTCAGCATTCTCTTGAAACGGAGCAATTCATTGACATCCTCCGTGTCCGGCAGGCTTCCATCTTCTCGCCGTAGGGAGTCAAGTGCTTTGTTGATTCCCTCAATGATGTGCGTTGCATTAACGTATTTATCCACGTTCATCCTCCGTTTTGGACGCTTCTTCCAGCAGCCGTTTTGCGTATTTCATAGACGTTAGGGCCATAAGCTTCTCGATTCCCGCTGGTTCTTCGCGTTCCGCCCTCTCGATTGCACCTTCTAGTGTTACAATCAGTTTGGTCGCGTTTATGTACCTATCCATGTGTTGTCAATCTCCTTCCCGTCGAATACCGCAACAAGTGAAATGGGGCCGACTTCAATTTTCTCAATTTGTAGCTTGTCAGTAACATTATCGGTTACAACAAACCTGCCGTCTTTATTTAGATCAATCGCGTTGTCATCATCCAGCATCGCAGTTACGTCAATTTTTGCTTTGTACAATCGCCCTGGTAGCCCCTGTTTGAAGCAGACACGTCCGAGTGGGTCGCTGAATGTATTGACGCCGTATCGGCATTTCACTGTGAATGTCTGCCTATTTTCCGTCCGCTTGTAGTCTGACGCAATGCCCACGATGTATGGTCCAATGCTTTCCACCGGAAAGTCAAAGTTTTCTTTCGGTGGGAATCCAGCATACTGTTTAATTGCCTCGCGCAGTGTCATTCAAATTCAAACCTTTCTTCCACACCAATGATCTTCGCCCCGCACTCGCAGAGCGGATACCTTTGTTTCAGATTCTGTGCGTCGATATAGTTGAAGAACCATTTTTTCTGTCCACATTTCGAGCACGTCTTCCAATACCGCTGCACACCCGGCTTGCACTCGTCCGTGACGATCCAGTTAGCCGTGCCCATCGGGTAGTCGATGTACCCCATCGCCCATCCACCTTCTCCGAAAACGACAATGCTACCGTCTTCATCATCCATGACAGCAGAAAAATGGACGCCGTTTGCGCATGGGTTTACTTTCAGCTCCCTGTACCGGCTATGCTCGCTGATATCAGCCTGATTCATCGGCGCAACTACAGGTTCTTCATTGACAGTCTCATCATATGGTGGTTCTGACATTGCACGAACTTCCTCCATCATAGCGTCGAACTGTTCCTGCGACATTGCCTTGATTTCATTTAAAACTGATTCCAGGTCCATCATTTCGTCCTCCATGACAATTTTAGTGGCATCGTTCATGTTCACGTTCTCTGTCCGCTACATCACTGACAGCGTCAATGCTTTTGAACTCGCCGCATTTGTACAGGCTATACACGATGCGTCGCCACTCGACTTCCGAAAAGCGCTCGCCTTTGTGCTTTTTGCACCGGTGCGGATAGAGATACCCCTTCTGGCATTCGTGGAATGCGCAGGTCGCACAGCAATCAACCATCTTCGTCATCTCCAAAGCGCTCGTCGTATTCTTCTGGCGTGATGAACTGAATATCGTCGCCGGTATAGCCGAGCCTGTCGAGGCACATCATCTCAACCAACGTATCCTTGTTGACACACTTGCACAGATCTTCATACGGGATCGTGTTTTTTGACTCGAAGCTCATCTGCGCTCCGAACTCTCCTTGGACGGTAAAACACACTCGATTTTCAACCATTTTCGTTCCTCCTATTCCAAGCTTTGATAGCTGCCCGCTTCGTACCTTTTATCGGTCCATTTGCCCCGCAGTATGTACAGCGGCATTGATACATCACTTCTGGGTATATGTCTGCATTAAACTGGTGTATCTCGTCAAGATACACCGGCCACTCCACAGAGCACTTGTGGCAAAACGGGCAGTTACGAATTTGTTCCATCATTGAACCTCCGGTTCCAAGCCTCAACGGTTTCGACGTATGGGTTAAGCACCCATTTGTGCTTAAACTTAAAGGTCGTCTCGCACTTCTTGCACTTTACATCCAGCGTCATGATCTTCTTTCCAAAGTTGCAGGTTCCACCACGTTCCTCAACTTCACCGCCGCAGAATGGGCAGCACTCGAGATCAGTCATGTTCTTCCCTCGCTTTGCATGGAAGGAATCACGTTCCGCACGGCGGTACTTCGCACTCACCGCTCCGAATAAAAGGACATTCCTTTACTCCACAGTTCATTTTTCCTCCTGGCCTTTTCGGCGTCTTCCTGATTTAAGAACACTTTTGTTCCGAAATCTTCCTCTGTGAACTCCCAATGCGCGCCACCCCAATCATCATAGACGCACGGCGCAACGACCTTCGCATACATCCCATCGGAAGCGCGGCAGATCATGATGCGTTTGCATTTTGTTTCCTCGATTCCACCCAAACTGTCTGTTGTCAGAACAAACAGTTTATCGCCCGGTTTGCAGGGAAGAATAATGTTCATTCCGGCTTTGTCGGCCTCGGCAAGCTCCTTTAGCCGTCCGACCGTCATGTTTTCCGCAGCCTGCGCAAAATCCCACAAATGCCAAGCATTTTCGCCCAGTTTGCGCAGCATTTCCGGCGTCCAGCCGGTGTCCTCGAATGCCGCCACGCGCTCCCATACGGCTTCTTCCCACTTGCAGCCGTAAGCGCAGTTCCCGCCGGCTTCGAGGCATTCCTTGCTTTTGAAATGTGTGCAGCATACGCCGTTTTCGTGGCTTGTTTCACTGCTCCGTAATGTTAATCTCTCCAAAGTTCCCTCCCAGCACCTCATGCCGTTCGATTTCCGCGTTGATGCAAAAGACATCGCTGTACAGATCTGCATCTTCATCCTCGCAGACCAAAAGTGTCTGCTCTGCCGTTCCGACGTGTTCTCTAACGATGTACCAGACGCCGAGATTTTTCTTGCAGTAACCGATGCGGATGATTGTTCCGTCGTTAAACCACAACCGCACATCCTTGTCGAAGCAGTCAATACTACCATCATTGTAGTTGCTGTTTTCGATTTCGACCGTATCGTCGCTATAACCATAGATTGTTACCACTGGTTTGTTTCCCTCCCTTGTCCAGTTCGGATTGCTGGATTCCACCTGATATGGGCCGTCATTCCGGAATCGGTTCTGCAAATCGAGGTTAAACATATCCGACGGTGTTACTTCCACGACTTCGCTATCGCAGACCGTTTTCGCGTGCTGCTTGTCCTTGTCGTGGAATTTGAGGATGAAAGCGCCGGTATCAGGTGCAACGCCCATGATCTCCACGGAGAAGTTCCTCAATACTCGGTAGAACTCATCCTGCTCGATTATTGCCCGCAGCACGTCCTTGTGAAGTTCAAGCTGCAGATTATCGCAGATACGCGCACACATGAAATCTACCAAAACATTGGCCTCCATTTCTTACTTTCGTAAATGTATGCCCCATCAATGTATCTCTCAACGAAACCATCCAGTTTGAGTGGAATATTGCTGCACATCAATGAAATCTCATCCAAGCAAAATACCTTGTGGTATTTTCCTGCCGGAAAGCTATCGGTTTCTTCCGGAATGGGGCCTTCAGCCGGATATACTACATCATGAGATTCGTCGGTGAAAATATATTCCAGCTCTCCACATTCCTTCGGTGTTATCTTCACAATGTCGCCGGTTTTATGTTCCGTCTCGCAGAAGTATGGCATCACACTCCATTCGGATTCAAACGTTGGGAACGCTACAATTCTGACGTGTCTCATTCTGCCGTCTTTGCAATGACCGCTTCGCGGACTTTCGTGCTCTTTGCCATCTTTCCCGCAAGGATTTCCGCTGCTTGGTTGATAATCGCGTCTCGGTTTTCTGCGAGCGTGTCCGCTACGAGATTCTGCGCCCATGTAGATAACGGATCACTGGCAGGGTTCGCATTTCCGTATCGGTATGCTGTGAAAACTTTATTGATGATTGCCTGTTTGATCTGTGCTTCGATAGTCTTAACGCCGCTTTCCATTACGGTACGCTTGATTGACTCGTCATCGATGTTGATGCCAAACTGTATAATATGCTCCATTAACATTCCTCCACATGATAGATATTTGCTCCATCGATCAAAATTCTCGTTGTTCGCCCGCATTTTTCACACATGACCGTTATATCCGCGTTGTTGGCAGAAAACGTGACGACTCTCCCTTTCCGCGAAACGGTCAGCAGATATCCCTCGTACCCGGCGATGATGTTTCCACATCTACACCGGATAAGCGTCTTGCAAGGCATATCTTCTGGGCTGCGGCGAAAATCCGCATATTGCTTAGCGCAGGCAGTGATTTGGCACTGCCCAAGGTCCGCCGCGTACACGCACGGCATGTTTTTATTGCTGCAAAAACCGCTCATTCCAATTCCTCCACAAAGAACCATGACTGCGGCGGCTTCTGCACAAAGCATCCAGAGTCCGTGCATTTCTCGCAGTCCGGGATGGCAAACCCGAGATCTGAATACGCGCACTCCCGAAACCACTTTTTGAAGGTGTTGAGCGGCAGCGGCTTATCGTAGAGTTTGAAGTCCGAAATATGCCAGCCGTAGCCGGTTCCCTTTAGGTAGTTCACAATTTCTTCCCGTGTCAGGCAGGCTTGCTTTTCTACGTCATCCGGCACATGGTTGAGGGGCGCAAGCTCATAAATCCGGTCGCAGGTGAACTCACCAATGACCTTGCCATTTCCCGGATATAGCCCGCACGCACCCTTCGCGGTAAAAACGGCTGTTGGTTTTTCAGGAAACAGTTTTCTGTCTTCTGGATGCAATATCCAAAGCATGTCAGGTCCATGTGTGCAGTAGATGTACACCTTAAATGGCACATCTAACTGGGGCTGTCTTTTACGAACCTCGATAGTCTTTTTGTCGTTGGCAATTTTCGAGCACCACTTTGGTCTGATGCTGATGAGCACCGCTTGGCTCATTTCTTCACCTCCACGCATTCGTTCCACCGAATGTTTACCCTGTACCCGTTGGCAGTGATGACGTATCCGGGGTACTTTCCATCGTATTTTTCCGCTGCATACAGCGCGCCGATTTTCGGCCGCATCTGTTGAAAAATCGGGATATCCTTCGTAATTTTTATCGTGACCTTCTCATGTGCCAAGTCGCCCGGCAAACTGGTTTCTTTCCGCTGGCCCCACATTCCGTTGCGCCGCGCGAAATTGAAGCACGTTTGACTGCAGAAATAGCTCTTTTGGCCGGGCTCCCTGATTCGCGTCACACGCTTCCCGCACACCGGGCAGACAAACTGCACATTTACCGACATTGGTCTTTCTCTTCAGCGGGTTCCTCAAACGACCTGTACTCAACCTTCTCGGGCTTCCCTTCCCAGCTCCATCCGCAGTTGAAACACTTCTTCTGCGGAATCGGCGGGAACGTAGCGATCACGATATTCTGCAGTTCTGCACCGCATTTCGGGCAAGTTTCAATGAGAATGCTCATTCAGATTTCCTCCGTTCATAGAAGAATTTGTTTTGACACTCCCCACGGCCAAAGCCGGGGGATTCTCGTTTCGCCGACTGCCGCGCCGTAGTTGCGTCTTACATAGTCTCCACGAGCGTATAGGTTCGGGCGTGTCCCGCCCTACCGTGTGTTTTGGCTAGGCCAACAGGCACAAGCCCTCACTCAAAATGTTCTTTGCGGCATTTACATCCCGGTCATGGCGCGTCCCACATTCCGGACACACCCATTCCCTCACTGCCAGATTCTTTGTGCTGGTATTCCGATACCCGCAGCAGGAACATAGCTGACTGGACGGGAAGAACCGGTCAATCTGTATGACTTTCTTCCCGTACCACGCGGCCTTGTACTCCAGCTGCCGCCTGAACTCGCCCCACGATGCGTCGCTGATGGACTTCGCAAGGTGATGGTTCTTGACCATGTTCTTTGGTGCTAAGTCCTCGATGCAGATCACATCATTCTCACGAATGAGCTGCGTTGACAGCTTGTGCATCATGTCGCTGCGCTGGTTTGCGATATGCTCATGCAGCCGCGCAACCTGAATCCTCGCTTTCTCACGCCGGTTGCTCCCCTTTGATTTTCGGGAGAACTGCCGTTGCAATCTGGCAAGTTTCTTCTGGTTCTTGGCTAAGTATCGCGGGTTTGGATATTCCGTGCCGTCCGACGTAATAGCGAATGCTTTCAGGCCCAAATCAACGCCGATCACAACACCGGTTTTCGGCAGTGGTTCGATTTCAACGTCGGTACAGCAGAGCGATACGAAGTATTTTCCGCTTGGATTCTGTGATACCGTAGCTGATAGGATGCGGCCTTTGACTTCTTTAGAAACCCGGCACTTGACACGTCCTAACTTTGGCAACTGAATGATGTTTTCAAAAATTTTTATGCTACCTTTTGACTTATAACTCCGTCTATGCTCACGTTTGCTCTTGAATCGTGGGAATCCCGGCTTTTCGCCAGATTTCACTCGACGAAAGAAGTTCTGATAGGCGGTATCCAAGTCTTTCAGCGAGGATTGAAGCGCAGTGGAGTCTACTTCGGCGAGCCATGGAAGTGACTTTTTCAAAACCGTCATATCAGCGGAACAGGCGTTATAGCCGAACGTCGTTCGGTTCGCCTCATAGGACTCAATGCGTGCCGCAAGATAGTGGTTGTAGATGAAACGGCAGCATCCAAAGGTACGCTGAATCTGAGTCAGTTGCTTTATATTTGGATAGATTCGGAATCTGTAACTGCGTTCCACAAAACCACCACCCTTCACACTACATTGATGTTTTCTCAGCCAAAAAACAAAATTTTAGGCATCAGTTAAAGCGCCTTATATCCCAATGCCTAAAGGCAGGGGTTTTACGGCACATTCTGATAACGTGTGTTTCCACATGAGCACAAGCATTTCCATTGTCTCACTTTATGGCCGTTATTCCTGATTTTGGGTTCACCTTCTTCTAGCACTTCGAACTCACCGAAGGAGTATCCTGTTAAATCAATTTTTGGTTCTTTGGAGCCACTGATTATACTTTCCATAACGTCTCTCCCACGAAACAAGTTCATCCTTCGTCATGTCCCTAGAGAACCAATCCCAGAATCCGCACGGATTCATTTCTGGGCAAAATCCTCGATAGACACAGTTACACACCAGCACATCCGCAATTTCAGGTTCGATCTCGTGGAGTGCTGCCTTGAAGTCCTCGGCGTACTGTCGCGTCTCCGGAGCGGCTTTACGACACAAACGTTTCCGCATGGTGTCAATTTGCGCCTGTACATTTGCTTCTCCTACGAAGTCAACCGGCGCGTCCTGCGGCAGTTTGTCGCGGTCAATGCCCGTCCGGTCTGAGCGCTGTGTTCTGATGAAACACTCCCATTTGTGGCGGCTCCAATGCGTAGCAATCCAACTTTTGATTCCCTTCCATATCCATTTGACGGAAATGTCTCTGATTGTAGAATGCTCCGCAATCAGGATCTTCCGTTTGAATTCCGTACTCGGCTCATGGTCGAGCGGCGGCTTGCCGACCGTTGACCGGCAATCGGAAGCGACCTCTATCCAGTCACCCTTAATTTTCGTGATTTCAGTTTTCATCTATACTCCAGCTGCCTCCTCATTCTGATTGCTTCTTCGCTCTGCATGACATCATCTTCGGCCTTTTCGTATCCGACGATTGAGCGGTCCCATGCGACCGGCTGAATATCGCCGAGGTCTATACGCAGGCCATCCGGGTATCCGTAGTAGAAACCTTTGACCCGAAGCTTTTTGATACACAGCCCCGCATCATACAGACAGTAGTCTCCGATTTTACACGGGATTGTGAGTTTCCGCCCACCATTCAGCGTCTTCATTTGGCCTCCTTGCCTAATGGGCTTCGCAGCCACTCAACGTATTCATCTCGGATGTCTGGACATTCCCAATCGGTTATTCCGAGACGGCGAAGTATCTCTGCTACTATCCCAGAAATAGCTTGGTACAGAATGTCCGCAAGCTGAATGTCATCTGCTTGCCTGATGTATTCGCCATTGATTAGCGGGTCGGTATCGATTCCTACCTTTGCTCGGTTCGCGGCGCATTCGCTGCCACGATACGCCGCAGTACAGTTCTTGACTGGGCAGTTATAGCAGCCAGATTCCATCATGGGCAGCATGGCTGTCCCTCCTTCTGTTTCTCCAGATACTCTTTCAGCAACTGGCATTCTTCCATACAACTCTTTGACTCCACTTTCCCGTTTTTGTATCCTACGATTGACCCCCATCCATGGTCACATCCATCGCACGGGTTTTTGCCTATTGGCTGTACAAGAGATTCCAATCGTTTTACTTCTGATGCAAGTAACTCAAGTCGTTCTGCGACAGCTTCATGCAGTTTGATTCTGCATCCCTCCACATTCACGAACGGGCACATTGATTCGCAATCGAGTTCCCCGGTCGTGTCATAGCAGCATTGCAGTCCGTGAATAATATCGTCTGTTCTCATGTCTCAACCTCAAAGCAGTCTTTCAAACTCGGGTTTCTCCGGCAGCACGAGCATTTCTGGTGCCGGCCATTCCACCGGCAGCCGTCGCATTCCCCAATCGTAATGCAGCCGAAATAGTCAGGATGTTCGTTGATGATCCGATGCAGTTTCAGCAGCGCGTATCCAGCTGTCGGCGAGGACCTATGTTCAATCAGCGCCATGTCCAAATATGCAGTTAAGTTCCCATCATGAATGTACTTAGCCATCTTTCTGCGCTCCAATCAAATACTTCCAGACATCACCGGGATTTTTTTCCTCCCCGAAGTGCCGCTTTGTGACTGCGATGCAGAACGGTTCAATTTCGCTTGCCCACTTGACACTGTTCCATCCGTTGAGCTGCATCCAAAGCAAAGGGAAGCCGCCTAAGCCGTCGAATAAGCTTCCTAACGATGCATCACGTTCATACTGTGCGCAAAGTCGTTTCAGAACCCATTTCCAAGGCGGCAGCGCGATAGAGTTTCCGAGTGCTCGATACCGTGCGCTGTCTGAGGATTCCTTGTGGAGTTTCCCCTTTTCATCTGTCCATGCGCCAATGTCCGTCCAGCCGTCCGGGAACCCTTGAAGCCTTTCACATTCCAGCGGTGTCAGACGGCGCACGATTCCGTGCTGTATGCTTAAATCCGTTGCAGATTTACCTTGCCGTGCGCTCTGCGTACACGCGACATTCGATTCCGAAAGGCTGTCGGAGCGTTCCCAAGCATACGTCAGCGGCACTTGATTTCCTCCGGTTCCCATCCTGCTTTGCAGTGTCGGCACAACATCCCCACACTCACGAATCACGTCGTTTGCATGGCTCATGTCCAGAATTGCCGGTTTATTCCAACCACACTCCGCATTGAGCGTCGGAGCCAATTCCTCTGCATAGCCGATGCTCCGTGCCTGTTCGCTATTGCCAAGCTTGAATCCCGCGCAATACACGCCATGCCTGTCGGCAACCGTGAGCGTCGGAGAGGGTTCTCCGTCGTGTCCCACTCCGAGTCCGTTTCCCGCACCATCGTCTTTTCTAGTGTCACCGCCGCCTGAATAGCGGGTTGCCTTGTCATTGATGGGAACGCAGAAAACGCTTTGTCTGTCCATCCCAGCCGTCTCTCTTGCAGAAATCGATGGGAAAACTCCACCCTGCCCATATACGCGGTTCGTCTGTGTATCCCATGGCGTAAGTACACCTTGGAATAGTGTTTGGTCGTTGTGCGTGCCTAGTGTCCCGCTCCGTTCTGACTGGACTAAAGCTCCTTTTCCGCCTCCGTCGCATCCACCCCTGATTCTGACTGTGCAAGAAGTGCCTCCTTCAGTGCCTCTGGAAGATCTTTCCCCCGCTTCTCTGCCCGTCTCAGGATGCCCATACACGCCTTTGGTGTTAAAGAGTATTTCGTGCGCGGTCGTTCCTCCAAAATCTGCGACAAGCGCGATTCTACGGCGGCGTTGGGGCACTCCCCACCATTGCGCGTCGAGCACGCGCCAAGCCACGCTCCATCGTCCGTCCACGTCCCTGTACCCCCCCCCATGTAGGCCATCCATTATTAGGGACTTGAATATCGGGGGCTTCCGGCTCTGCGACACGAATTGTTTCTTCGAGGACGGCCGCGAAGTCGCGGCCCTTTTGGCTACTTTGGGCACCAACGACGTTTTCCCATACCATGTATCTTGGTCGAACAAACTCACCTGTCCGTCCGGTCTTTCGGTCATGTTCCCGCATCTCCTTGATAATTCTGATTTGTTCCATAAAAAGGCCAGAACGTTCACCAGCAAGTCCTTTTCGTTTTCCTGCTATCGACAAGTCCTGTCTAACAAGGTGAGCCACCAATAATGCAGTCGACGGGTTCGATTTCCCCACCGTTGATCTTGCAAATGTCTCCAAGATGAATCACCTAAATCACCCCCAGTTTCTTTTTCTTCCTATAAAGCGTCTCTTCCCGGATTCCGAATTCTTCGCAGATCTCGGCAGTCGGGACTTTCAGCCGAAGCAGCTCTTTCAATCGCTCTACGTCAATTTTCTCTCTTGCCCCTTTTCTGGCCTTCTCGGGCTTACCGCCGGACAGACAATCGCAGCACTCTGTATTCGCATAGGGACAATGATGGAGGCAGAAGTCGATTTCATCCTGCGTCTCCTGTGAAATCCGCACCGGTTGGTCATCTCTGTAGATGCTATTCCATGGTGCGACGGCCAATCTCAGCACGTCTTCTCGCAAAAATTCCATCGGTTTCTGCCTCCAATTCAAACTTCAACAATTCTAATTCCATGTATCCAGAGCATCAGTTTCCGTTTCAACACGAACTTTGCATAAGGTGCCGAAGATGGATTCCTGTAGCCCTTCGAGTCTTCCACGACTGTCTCTCCATCCTTTTCGTAAACGAAATCGGCAACATATGTCACCTGCCGTTCGAGAAGAATGCGCTTGTCTTTGATTCTCGTTCCGCGTTTCCCGTACTGCTCGACGGTTTTGTACTGTGCCGGAATCAGGAGGTATTCTTTCTGCCATTCCAGATTTTGAATAATTCCCTGCTTTTCCAGAAGCACAAGCTCGTCGTAACGGTCCGCCTCCCGCTTGCTGTCAAAGGTCTTGCCTCCGCGAGTGACCTTCTGGTTTCGCAGTTTTGGCGGTTTGACGGGCTTTTCCTTTTTTCGAGGATTTTCCGGGTTTGCAGTTTCAGTTTTCGGTTTCAAAGCTGCCCGTCGCCGCATTTCCTGTATGAGCTTTTGTTCCGCCTGACGTCTGTAGGGTTCCGGCAGATCAGATAGACTGATTCCTTTTCCCATGAAACAGCCCTCAGATCGTCAGCTCGTAGTCATCACCGCCGGCAAATTCTTCGCCTTCTGCTTCCTGCGGTTCTTCACCCTGCATAGCCTGACAGAGTTCCCAGAATGAATCTACAAATGCCGTATTGAACGCCTTTGTAAATTCCCCTCTGGTGTGAAGGTAGCCCTTGCTCATCGCAGTCGTGAGCGCAGTCCAAAGCCGGTCCGTCATCTCCAACTGATATCCATCACTCTGGATAGCGATCTGCTCAATTCTCAGCTCTGCCCACGTCTTGTCTTCGCCGTCTTTTGTTTTGTACTGTTTGTTTGACCATCTGCCGGCGATTAAGACGTGATCGCCCTTTCGAACACGCTGCGCGATACTGGTTTGCGGGCAGTCCCCTATGGCGAGGACGTTCATGAACTTCTTGTCCTCGTAGGCAATGCCGAACGTGACTTTTGGCATGGGAGGCTTGTTGTCTGACCCCTTTGTGGACTCGATCTTTGCGTCCCGCGTGACCTTGCCCCAGATGAGCATGGTTTCGCAGCACTGCCGTTTTGGATCTTTGGGGTCCTGGATAATCGCACTGCTGATTGGTCTCATCGTTCACCTCATCCGAAAAAGCCATCGTCCGTGTAGGACGTATCGACTGCCTCGGGCTTACTTACGGTTGCCGCCTTCCGGCGTTTGGCTGGTTCTGCAGGATGTGCCGTTTCCTGCTTTGTCTCGTTGCGGCGGTTCAATTCCTCGCTTACATCATCTGCGTCGAAGAAATCGTCATCCGAAGCCGCGCCGATAGCAGGAGCTTCCGTAGCCGTTCCGACTACCTCGCCGGTGGTCTTGTCCACGTTGATGATTGGCATGTCAGGAATCGCGCCATATTCGGAGTCGTTGTCCATCACATAGCGAACCTCATTGGACAGCGGCGCATAGCCGGAGTTCAGGAGGCTACGGAGAACGGTTTTCTTGCACATTCTGTCCTGACCGTATCCGACGTCATACCATGGCGAGGATTTCCGAATCTTGGCCTCTTCTTCCGCCGTCATTTCGCCAGCAACGAATCTCTCGTACTTTTCACGGTCGAATGCCTGCGAGTATTTTTCAGCATGGAAGATCAGTTTGTTCATCGACCAGAACTCAGATCGGAACATTCCATTCTTCAGCTTGAAATATGCGTAGTATCCGATGATCTGCGCTTTCTCTCGTTCTTCGTCGGTTCCATAGACATCGAAGTCGAATGTAGGCTTTCCTGTCCTGTGATCTCTGCCGGTGTATTCGCCTTCTCTAATGTCCATGCAATCGATATCTTCGTACTGACCAGTTTCCAACGCCAGAGCGATCAAGCCCTTATAGCCGATTACGAATGTGCAGGTCTGCCCATATGGCACAAGATAATAGCCAATGTTGAGAATCAGGCCCATTCCTTCGCCGCGAAGCGCCGCCGCAACGATAGTGCCAGGGTCACATGCTTTTAGCTGCTCTGACGAATTAACGGCAGAAATCAGCGTGGACGTGAATCTCGCCACGACTTTTGCGTCTTTCAATGATTTCTGAATGAGCCCCTGCATCGCATTGGATGTGATAGCATTTGAGAACGTCTGCTTCTGTGCAGGCGGCGTAAGTCTAGTTGTTGCGTTCATATTTCATCCTTTCTCAGTCTCCAAACTTCGGTACGCGGCAGAATCGAATGCCGTTGGCATTCAGCCAATCCCGAAGCTTGAGTTTCTGTGCATTTGTGACGTACACTCTGAAATCGAGCACTTGAAGCTGCTCTTCCTTTTCATGTTTCTCAGAAACATCGGGAAGCTTTTCCGCATTCAGAAGCGCTTCGGCACGTTTTGCCGCATCTTCTTCCTGCTTCATCTGCGCATAGCGTTCAGCCTGTTCTCGCTTCGCCTGGGCTACAGCAGCCTCATGAGCCTCTTGCGCTTCACGTCTCGCACGTTCAGCTGCTTCTTCTGCCGCCTTGCGAGCCTCACGTTCTTTCTTAATGCGATTCAGTTCATTTCCACGCCGCATTGCTGTTCCAAGGTCGAGCGTTTTCTGGTATTCAAGCATGACTTCGCTCTCAAACTCGCCACCTGCTTCCGTAATGGTGGCAACATTATCAGCAACAGCGTTCACAGCCGTCTGGATGTCCGTCTTAGCTGTTTCGATGGCGTAGGTAACATTCATCCAGCGCGGGTTTTCAATCCGTTCAAAGGCGAGCCACGGCTGTGTGTTCACAGAGTTGAAATAGGCTTTCAGCCACTCGCGTTTCTCAGCTTTCCGTTTTTCCTCAAACGCTTTGACCTGAACGTCGATGTTTTTTGCGGCCTCATCGCACATGTCGGAAAGCTCTTTCATCTTCGTTTCGAAGTCGTTGTACGGTTCCAGATAGCGTTTCTTTACCGCAATGCGCTGTTCTGAAATCGCCTTGCTGATTTTGGAAATCTTGGCTTTGTCGGCCTTTGATGCGCCGATGGCATCTTCCGTGACGACCATCGTCTTGTACGCTGCGAGGTTTTCAGACAGCCAGGATTTCACTTCCTCAAAGTTGAAATCGAGGCTCTGAGGGACGGCCTTATCGAGGTCGGTTAGCATCCGGATCTCGGTTGTTTCCATTAAACAGTCACCTCCGGCGTGTCGTATTCTGCGATTTGCTTCAGCGGGAAATAGTCAGGGTTGATGTTCTCGGCCGGCACGTCGACTTCCGTAACGATTGCCCGGTTCTTCCCGCCTGTGGCCGGGACAATCACGCGGTCTCCGACCTTCAGCGGCATCTCCGTGTCGTAGCTGTATCCACGGCCGACGTAAGCCTGGGATTTCTCCCGGTAAAACTTTACCTCCACAATCATTTCGTTCCCTCCATTTTTAAATATTCAAGGTCATTGGCGGCATCTGTCGCTTTTGGATGTACCCCCAGAACGTGTCCGCTTTACCAAGCAGCCACGTAAGATCTTCTTCGTAGTCCGCACGCTCGATTCGGCGTGTTCGTATCGACCAATCCCCACGGATATCCTGCAGCGCTGCAAAGACATCTACGAAATCCCACCCGGTCGCCAGTAGCTGCCAGTTAGTTTGCGCAAGGTAGTAAATCGGCACATTTCCATCGGCCCACTTCTCATAGTCAGCTTTTTTCATGAGCTGTCCGGTCTTGATTTCCAAGATACCTCGGCGTCCGTTTTCGTCCGTCAGGTCTCCGTCAAGGGTCGCCGTCAGCCAGGGCCGCTCACTCTGAGCCAGAATGTCGTATGGGAAGTGCTCGACCTGCATTTGCGGATTCATGGCTGCATACAGGTTTCGAAGCGCAGGTTCCATTCGTACTCCGCGTTCTACAACTGCACTGCTGGATATGTCCTTCTGCTTCTTCTGGCCGGTCTTGACCCGCCAGAGTTCCACTGGCGACATCCAAGGAGATAGCCCGCATACTGCCGCAGCATCCGAGCCGCCGATTCCAAGTTCATGCCGACCTTCTAGCCAGCTCTCACGGTCCTCAAAGTGTTGGCGGATTAGGCTCATACTTGCACCGCCCCTCTCATGTCCTCCCACGGGATATGCGCTTGCCTGCAAATCATGTTGAGCTCACCGAGTGTGAATGTTTCAGGGTCGTTCAACCGTCTACGAGCGGTATTCGCGGAGCAATTCAGCATCTTCGCCACTTGCGGAGCCGATGCATATCCTTTGATGACACGAGCGACTTTGATAAAGTCAGGCTCTTTCTTCTTTAATCTCGGCATCTTTACCCTCCAGTAACAGCCCGATCTTTAGCGCTTTTTTCTTTAAGCGCTATGGCTGAACATCCAAAATATGCTGCGATCTTATCCAGCATGAATGGATGTGGGCTACTTCCATTCAGCCAATTTGCCACGGACGATTGGCTGACGCCGAGATCTTTTGCTAACCTGTACTTAGTCACACCCTTCGTTTCCATCATTTTTTGTAATGTTTCAGGAAAGTTCACAGTTTCACCTCCAAATTGGCTTGACAAGCGCAAGTTGGAGCAGTAAAATCTGAACGTCCAATACAGATCTGCTCCATTTTCATTCCAAAGCATTTTACGATGTTTTGGTGTTTCTGCGTTTGCTCTGTACTCCAAAGTTTACACCATTATTGTCGTGAATGCAACCTTTTTGGAGCAATATTTATAGCCAAACTTGGAGGTGCGTTTTTATGAATTTTCCACAAAACCTAAAGAAACTGATGACTGATCGCAAATTATCAGCCTATAAAATGGCAAATGACTTGCACTGCTCGCAAACCACGATCAGAAATTGGGTCGACGGAAAAACGACTCCGCAGCCACGCACAATTATTCAGCTTTGCGAGTATTTCGATGTTTCCGAAGAAAAACTGCTTGGAAGTTTTCCAGAACAAAAAAATAGCCCCGACATCAAAAACGATGCCGAGACCGAGGAGCTCTACGCTTTATTCAACCAGATGTCTGAATCCAGTCGGACCAAATATATTGAACTTGCTCGCATCTTTGTAGACGCGGAGCGCAAAAACGAAGAAATCTGAGGAACCGTCTTTTATCTTTCACTTCTTTCAACAGCTCTTTGAATCTTTCATCCAGTTCGTCCAGTTCAATTTCATTCTGCATCTTATCCGATTCCGCCACTTATTCCACGTTCCTTTCCAATTCTTACGTTTGTTTCGTGTGTCCTATTTTAAAACGAATGTTCGTAAAAAGCAACTGCTCATATTGCACAAACATTTCGTTTATTTTTCTACTATTTGGATTCCACAATTTATTTGACGGAAAGTTATTTCGTCAGCCCCACCGCCTGTGCCAGAGGCGGTGGGGCATTGCAGCAGACCATATTGCTTTGCCCACCGGATCGCTACGACTACATCGTAGCAGACAGGCAGAATTTTGAAAAGATGGAGTTCTGCGGTTTTTACACGAAATTTGCGATTTCAGCATTTCAGTTTTGAAATTTTATTGAAAATCATGCAAATTACCATAGTGTGGCGCAAAGCCCCCGGCTTTAGCCGTTGGAAATGTCAAGATGGAGATTATATCTATGAGTGCAATTCAAGAGTTAGCCCCGTATATTGCAAAATATCAGCCAAGCATAAAACGTGCAAAGATGGAAAAGGGATACACATGCAACGACTTGGTTGAGCTTTCCGGCATATCGAAATCCGCAGTAGAGCGCTTGTGTGATGGAACGCAAGCTGATCCGAAACTGTTTAATGCCGTTGCTCTCTGTAAAGTGCTTGGGTTATCCATCGACAAACTCTTCGGTCTACCATCTTCTGCAGACTCCAGCGCAGAGCTTCGAAAAAAAGTCCATGAGATGGAACTGCAAAACCACGAGTTGGAAATGAAACTCTCCGAGACTACCGGCGAGTTGAACGTGTCCAAATCCGAATTTTCTCATCAAAAGGAAAAAGCTGACATGCTTCAAACGCAGTTGAAAGCACGTCAGCCTGTAATTTACACCCTCCTGTGTCTTTGTGCAACCATGGCCTTCTCGCTACTTTTCTATATTATCCTCGATATCAATGCGCCGGCCGTTGGTTTTATTCAACACGGAAAGATCAGTGTCGTTGCATGGATCGTGATTGCGATGATTTCTGTATCTACTGTTGCTATTTCATGGTCGATCATTAAAGTTATTCAAAAAAAATGAATTTATCTGTCCGCACCCGGTACATATCCAAAGTCCAAATGGAGGTAATATTTTGAACAACGATTCTTACAAGCGCGATCAAGTGGTGCTGGACAGCCTTGATGCAAATATGCACGAAGCCCCTAAATACGGCATCTGTGCTGACACATTTTATGCCCTAAAGGAAGAGTTTCTTCGTGTCATGCAGGAGCGTGACGAAGCCATTGCGAAACTGCAAGCGCTTCAGGAGGGCCAGCCTCATGAAATGTAAATCTTGCGGCCGCGAAATCGAAGATAATTCCATGTTCTGCAACTGGTGCGGCGAAAAACAGATTAAAGCACGTAAAAAGAAAGACGAGATCAAGATCCCAGCTCCAAGGCAGCTTGCGAGCGGTAGTTGGCGTATTTATCTTGACGCAGAGAAGCAAAGCATTACGGACACCTCAAAGGAAAAGTGTATTGCCAAAGCTAAGGCTATTCGTGCTGGATTCCTGGAAAAAAAGAAACACGCCCCAAAACTAACTGTCGAAGATGCAATCAAGAAGATGATACACGATAAAGATGGGGTTATTTCCCCTTCCACCATACGTGGCTACGACATTGCTCTTCGTCATGGGTTCAAAAAATATATGAAGTGCGATATCTCTTCGCCCATTGATTGGCAGGAAGCGATAAAGGAAGAGGCAGCTCTTGTTTCCGCAAAGACTGTCTTTAATCGCTGGAATGTCATATCAGCCGCTATGCGGCACGTCAAAGTAACCCCACCAGATGTCACACTTCCGAAATACAAAAAAGGTGGTCAGCCATATTTAGATTTTGAGCAGATTCGTGCCTTCATCCCTCTCATCCGAGGAACTACCTGCGAAGTCGCAGCGCTCTTGGCGCTTCACTCCTTGCGCTTATCTGAACTCGTAAATCTTAAAGGTCGCGACATTGTTGTTTCAAAACGCGGAACTGCCTTCATCAACGTCTCAGGCTCTCGCGTTCTTGACAAGAATAACAAACTTATCGAAAAGGACACTAACAAGACATACGAATCGACAAGAGAAATTCCGGTTGTGATTCCGCGTCTGCTCGATATTCTTCCAGATGTCGCTCCGGATGATTATATCGTCAAGCTCACTCCGCAAGCGATTGGTAAACAGATCAACAAGATTTGCAAAGCAAACGACCTTCCATTGGTTTCCGTTCATGGTCTACGTCGGTCTTTCGCATCTCTCGGTTATCATTTGGGATGGCCCGAACTTCGTACAATGAAATTTGGCGGTTGGACTAATATCAAGACTGTTCATGAGCATTACCTTCATGAGGCGCAGAAGGACATGGACAAGAGTACGAAAAAGATGCAGAAGTTCTACAGCGACATTGAGAAGTGTTCAAAATAG